ATGGAACCGAGAGGCAGCGACCTCGGCGATTTCAGCGAGCCGTACCGCGGCTTCGAGATCGAGGTGAAAACCGAGCAGGTCTGGGACGGCGAGCACGCGCACTATCGCGTGCTGCAGGGCGATGCCGTGCGGATCGACTGGCGGCGGGTCAAGGTCGACGGGATGCTGCTCACCGAACGGCGCGTGATCGAGCGCGTGTTCGACGAGGCGCGCCGGGCGGTCGACGCGGAGCTCGGCGGCGGGTAGCGCGCGTGTCGGGCGGGCATCGCCGGTATTGCGGTAAAATATCGGGTTGTTTCCGTGCCGTCTGGCCTGTACCCGAATTCCATGTCCGTTCCGTCCTCGCTTCCTCCCCGCCGTGTATCCGTCGCGCCGATGCTCGACTGGACCGACCGCCATTGCCGGTCGTTCCACCGCACGCTGACGCGCAATACGTGGCTGTATACGGAGATGATCACGACGGGCGCGCTGCTGTTCGGCGATGCCCAGCGGCATCTTGCGTTCACGCCAAGCGAATCGCCGATCGCGCTGCAACTGGGCGGCAGCGAGCGGGACGATCTCGCGCGCGCCGCAAAGCTCGGCGAGCAGTGGGGCTACGACGAAATCAACCTGAACTGCGGGTGCCCGTCCGAGCGCGTGCAGCGCGGTGCGTTCGGTGCATGCCTGATGAACGAGCCGCAACTCGTGGCCGACTGCGTGAAGGCGATGCGCGATGCGGTGGCGGTGCCGGTGACGGTCAAGCACCGGATCGGGGTCGATGCGGTCGAGGACTACGCGTTCGTGCGCGACTTCGTCGGCACGGTGGCCGAGGCCGGTTGCGAAACGTTCGTCGTGCATGCGCGCAACGCGATCCTGAAGGGACTGTCGCCGAAGGAGAATCGCGAGATCCCGCCGCTCAAGTACGACTATGCGTATCGGTTGAAGCGCGATTTTCCGTCGCTGGAGATCGTGATCAACGGTGGTATCACGACGCTCGATGAAGTCGCGCAGCATCTCGAGCACGTCGACGGCGTGATGCTCGGCCGCGAGGCGTATCACAACCCGTACGTGCTGGCGGAAGTCGATGCGCGCTTCTACGGATCCACCGCAGCGGTACCGACGCGCGAAGAGGCTGAAGCGCAACTGATCGCGTATTGCGCGGCCGAGCTGAAGCGTGGCACCTACCTCGGTGCGATCGTGCGGCACGCGCTCGGGCTGTATCGCGGCATGCCGGGCGCGCGTGGCTGGCGTCGCGTGCTGTCCGACAACAAGAAGCTGGCGCGCGGCGATCTGGCCGTGTTCGACGAGGCGCGCGCGCATCTGAACGAAGCCGAAGAAATTTTTGAAAAAAAGGCTTTGCAAGATTCAAAAGTGTTCGTATAATCTTGTTCTTCGCTGCTGAAACAAAACAGCGAAACGAAGCAAGCAGTATCAGTGGTGGCTGTAGCTCAGTTGGTAGAGTCCAGGATTGTGATTCCTGTCGTCGTGGGTTCGAGTCCCATCAGCCACCCCACAGAATTCCTAGCAGTATCAATCAGTTAGAAACGGCACTGAGATTTTATCCAGTGCCGTTTTTGTTTTTAAATTCCCAAATTGGGAATTACATACCTCTCCGCTTTACGATCTTCGTTCGATCGTAGACGCGCGCCGTCGTCGCCGGATTCGCATGCAAGTCCGGCAATGCGCCGCGTTCCGCTTTATGCCGCGTCACGTAATACGCTCTCAGGTCGTGGAACGTGAATCGCCTCGCGATCTTCTTCAGCTCGAGCGCCTTACTCATCAGCTTCGACCATTCGGTCTTGAATCCCGCCGGCGTATAGTGCGTCGCGTACCGATTCGAGAACACGTACAGGCAATCGTCCTTGCGAGCAGCGCGCAGGCGCGCGATCAGCTCGGTCAGCGCGGGCGTGATCTCGATGTGCTCGATCACCTCGCCGCGCTTCTTGCCGCGCTGCTTCGCGCGCTTGACGCGGATCTCTCCCGCCGCCTCGTCGATCTGCGGCCACGCGAGATCGAGAAACTCGACTTTCCGGTTGCCCGCCAGCGCCGCGTATTCCGCGGCCATGCCGATGACCGCCTTCTGTCCGCCGAGCGATGCGACCCAAGCAGCGAACGCCTGGAAGTCTTCCGGATCCGGCGCTTCGGTGCGTGGCTGCTCTTCGTTCCGACGGACTTCGCGGCAGGGGTTGTGCTTCGCCTCGCCGCGGTCGATCGCCAGTCCGATCAGGTTGGAGAGCAGGGCGGCCTCGCGGTTGGCGCGCACCGGTGCGGCGGCGCGCTCGATGCGCAGGTAGCGCGACACGTGGGTCGCGTCGATGTCCGCCGCGCGCATGTCGCCGAACGTTTCGAGCAGCGGCCCGCTGCACTGCTTGTAGTCGTTGCGGGTGTACTGCGAATATCGCTGCCAGCCGGGTGTCTCCTGGAACTGCTCCCAGAGCCGCGTGATCGTTCCGACGTCGTCGCCAGCCCCGAGCAAGTCGAGCACCTTGCGGATCGCGACGAGCCGATCCTGCCCGAGGTTGATCGGCTTCTTGCCGACCGGGTGATAGCGGTACGTGAAGCCATCCTTCCGTTTCCGCGCCTCCATGCGCGGCAGGAGGCCGTCACGTTCCCGGTGCTTCTTCATGCTGCGACTCTCCATTTCGGCTGCGTGCGCGGCGTGGTGGCAGCGCGCGGCTGATTCACCTGTTCCCACGTCAGCATGGGATGCCCGTCCGCCTTGCGCGGCGCGTCGATGCCCAATGCCTTCTTGATCCAGCGCGCCTGCGCTGCGCCTTGTTTTAGGCCGCCCGTCAGCTCGACTAGTTCATCATTTGTCACAATGCTCACGATGCGTCTCCTGCGCGGGCGGCATCGATGACTGCCTTTCCGAGATCAGTATTGAAATAGCACGTGGTCGGGAACTCACCGAAGTCGGTACAGGAGCAATTCTCACCGCACGGGGATTCCACGCGTCTCTCTTCGATCAAGCCGCACTGCTCGGCGTAGCCTTGGATTTCTCCGCCATCAACGTCACCGGGATAGCCGCCGTTGCGGTGGTCTTTCAACACGAGGCCGGCAAAGCGCTTCAGCTTCGCGAAGTCGTCCGTCACCTCCGCGCGCGGCTCCGGCTGGCCCGAACGGGCGGCGAGAAGGGCGCGCAGCGCGTCTGCGCGAATGCGCATCACCGATCCAGCAACTGGCCTTGTCCATTCAGCCGTCTGGATCGCCCAATCAATTGCCTCGCGCTGCTCGTCCAACAGAACCTCCCGATCGACAGCCGCCGGCCGCGCTGCTTCGGCCGGGACAGCGGTGGATCCGTCGACAAAGAACGCGCCTTCCTCCGGATATTCGGTGAGCCAGCAATACATGCCATTTCCTGCGTGTCCGTCACCGCGCCGGAACGTCAGTTCGCTTTCAAGTTGGTCGCGATCTCGATCCGGTGCCAGGAAGTCGAGTGCTTCGAGCAGCTGCGCACCCGACAGAGTCAACGATTCGCCGCGGAATGTGATGGTGTCGTCGTCGCGCGACGTGTTGTCGGTGGTCATGGTGTGGTCCTCGATGGTCAGGCAAGCGCGAGCCCCGGCTGGCGGAGCCGGTCACGTTGCAGAGGTTCGTAATCGGGATTGAGTTCGCAGCCGAGAAAAAGGCGGCCGAGCCGCTGCGCGACCTCGCCCGTTGTTCCGCTGCCGAAAAACGGATCGAGCACGACGTCGCCTGGTCGGCTGCCGGCGAGCACGCAGGGCTCGACCAGCGCTTCGGGGAAAGTGGCGAAGTGCGCGCCGCTGTACGACTGCGTCGGGATCGTCCACACGGAACGACGATTGCGCTCGGTCGGCATGATCGCCATCGCCTCGTCGAAGCTGGCGTTGTTCTTCGTGCCACCGCCTTCGTCAGCCAGCTTCCGCTTCACGCGGCCGCGCGAACGCTCGTCGGCGTCAGTTCCGTGCCCCCATCCGACACCGCGGGCGACGGCCTTCATGTTCCCGTTCGTCTTCGCCCCGCCGTTCGCGCGCTCACTTCCGACCTGCGCCTGCACGTTCTGCGACAGGCGCGCATGCGTATTCGGGCTGACGGGTTCGAGGATCGCTTCCTGGTCGAAGTAGTACTTCGGGCTCTTGCTGAGCAAGAACAGGTATTCGTGCGCCTTCGTGCAGCGGTCGCGCACGCTCTCCGGCATGGGGTTCGGCTTGTGCCAGATGATGTCCTGCCGCAAGTACCAGCCGGCGTCCTGCAGCGCGAACGCGAGGCGCCACGGCTGGCCCATCAGGTCTTTCGGCTTCAGGCCAGTGCGCTCGCGCGACCCGGTACCGCTGCTGCGGTGTTGTGCGGCCGCGATCTGCTGTGCGCTGATCACCGAGCGGTCGGACACCCGACAACGCTCGAGCCGCGGCCGTTGCAGGTGTGATGGGTGTCCCGTGGTAATGAATCATCGCATCCTCAAATCAGAATATCTTGGTGAGATCGCGGTCGACGGCCTTTCCGAGCGACCGCAGGCGATTGGCCAGTCGGGCGCGATCCTGATGGCTGGCTGTCGCCTGCCGCAGCAGGCCGAAATACGAATTCGCGACCGGCATCAGGTCGCCGGCCGGTGTCTCGGCGACACGCCGCAGTGCTTCATTGCGCGTGCGCTTCCGCGTCTCGCGGCGCCACGGCTTGATGACCTGGCCGACGAAGTCGATGCCTCGGTCGATCGGTTGCAGGATCGTTTTGCGCGGATTGATCCGCGCTCCGAGACGTTCCGGCAGGAAGGCTGTAACGTCCGCGAGAATCTCATTCAGCCGCGCCGGCGAGTCGTGCAGGAACACGAAGTCGTCGACGTATCGGACGTAGTGCCGCGCGCCGAGCGCGTGCTTCGCGCGCTGGTCGAGTACGTCGAGGTAGACGTTCGCGAAGAACTGGCTCGACAGGTTCCCGATCGGCAGGCCGAGGTCTGGCGCCTGTTCGAGTAACCGTTTGTGGGGTGGCACGAGCTCCATCATGGCGGGATCGCCGTGGTACTCGTAGTCGGCCCGTGGATCGTGCATCAGCACGCGCTCGGTCAGCTCGCGCCAGAATGGCTCGGAGATCTTCGCGAGCAGCAGGTCGCGCAGGATCCGCTTGTCGATGCTGACGAAGAAGTTCGCGAGATCGCACTTCAGATAGAACGCACGCCTCGACCAGTTCTGCGTGATCGATCGCACCTTCGATTCGAGGCGCTGCGCAGCGTACAGCGTGCCGCGCCCCTTGATGCATGCGCACGAATCGGCGATGAATGCCTGCTCGAACCGTGGACCGATCCGGTTGTAAAGCAAGTGGTGCACGATGCGATCGCGAAATGCGGCCGCCCAGACTTCGCGCGGCTTCGGCCTGGTGATGACGAAACAGATGGACCGGCCTGGCCGATAGCTACCGTTCGCGAGTTCATCGTGCAGGGATGCCAGATTGCGTTCGAGGTTCGCTTCGAAGGCAAGGGCACTCCCGGTGTTTCGTTTTGTGCGCCGGCAGTCGCGGTATGCCGCGACGAGCTCGGCGCCAGAGAATCCATCTTGCCGCTCGATCCAACCTGCTGACGGCCACCCCGCGGAGCTCGACGCTCTTGTGGTTGTTGTTCTGGTTGCCGTTGTTGTAGTTCTGGCACCAGGCGTAGGCGGACCTATCGTGCTATCTACGTCGCTCTGCTGAAGGCCCTCGCCGATCAGCGGAGAAACTGCGCTGGACCTGTCCGCACGTCGGCGACTGGTATCCTCATTGCGCATGGCGGTGGCTTTGTGAGCCAGCGGCACGACCAGATTAAATCGGTGCTCTGTCATGGCGGCGCGACCCTCCATGAGACTGGCGACGTGCGGCCCATTCCCTCCACCTTACCGCCTGCTTCGCGATGCTCTCGGTTAGGCGGATCACGGCCCAATACTGACGATCCGTGATTTCCTTCATATCCCACGAGAGCCGAAACAGCATTTCGACGAGCTTGACGCGCTCGATCAGCATCGAGATGTGCGGCACCTTGTCGTCGGCAACATTCGCCCGATAGACCAGGAGCAGCAGCTTTTTCGTTTCATCGACAATTTCCTCGCCGATGAGCCGCTTGAAGGAACGTTCCATGTTCTTGACCATGCCGGTGACCTTGGTGAGAAGGTCATAGCCTGTCTTGTACACATCAAGCTCGGTGTGAAGGGCCATGGTGGATTAAATGATCAGATTACCGAAGGAATGAATCTGCTGACGGCCACCCCGCGGAGCTCGACGCTCTTGTGGTTGTTGTCCTGGAAGCCGTTGCTGTAGTACTGGCACCAGGCGTAGGCGGAGTCTTCCTCGTACTCTTCCTCGAGCCACATGCTTCCCTCGGCGCAGAACTCGGGGAACGCGGCTTGCAACAGGCGGCCTTCGCGCTTGTTCGGGGTCTTGCACCCGCGCCCGGCGGTGTATGCCTTCACGCTGTCATGCGATCCGCTTTGCTCATCGGCATGAAGGATGAGGTAGTAGTCGAGCGAGCCGTCTTCCTTGAAGATCGGACCTGCGAGACGAGCACCGGCCGACAGCGGAATCACCGCTCGCTCGACGACATACTCGGTCGTGGCCGACCGCTTTTCGTATTGCTCGATCAGCGCGGCGACGCGCGCCTGTTCGGTCTTGATGTGTTCCAACGTGACTACCGACATGAAAGCTCTCCGGTTTTTGAATCGAATGAGTGAATGAATCAAGCAATGAATCTGCTGACGGCCACCCCGCGGAGCTCGACGCTCTTGAGGAGGCTGTCCTGGCCGCCGTAGCTGTAGAGCTGGTACCAGGCGAAGGCGGGATCCCATTCACAGATGTCGGCCGTCCAATAGCCAGCCGTCTTCACGAGACTGCGGTGCTCGTTGTATATGACCAGAGCGTCGATGCGGTTGTAGAGGACGCCGCCGACGCTCATCGCCCATTCACGTTGGAGTTCGTGCGGCAGTCGCTCATCGTTCACGGCGATGAGCACGGTGTGCTCGACATCGCCGTTCTTGTTGACGCGGCCGTAGAGATAGGTCTGGCCTTCGGCCGTCTGCGGAAGTTGAATCTGCTGTTGCATGGTTGCTCCAGGGTGAATAGAACTACATTGGACAACGGGCCTGCCTCAGGAAAACGAGATGTCTAGTTGTTCGAAGGGCATATCGGGCCAATAGCGATTCGCCTTGATGGCGTTGATGCGCCAATGGGTGACTCTCAGGTTGTGCGGCACGTGAAGACCGCAGACGATTTCGCCATCGAGCGGCACGATGTGATCGACGACGTGCAACTCGCCCGTCTCGCGCGTCAGGCGTTGAGCCTCCCGATAGAACGGGCGCAGGTCGGAGAGCTTCACCCAGGGCGGCATGGCGCGACGTTCGCGCATGCGGCGCCGGCGGCCGGCGGTTTTTCCCGAGGTGATGAGTGGCGGACGACGTTTCACAGGCACGAACAGCGGGCCGGCGTGGAAGCCGCCGACGAGTTCGAGCTCAAGGCATTTCATGTCTCGGCTCGCTAGAACGGGAGGTCCGGATCGTCGGATGGCGGAACGTTCACCACTCGGCCGGGCTTCAACCTCGGGGAAGCTCGCACTCGGATCCGGATCAAATCCCTCCCGGTCATATCGCAGACGTCGCGGAGGTCGAGGAATGCTTTGTATCGGGCCTTGCTTCGCGTGCTGGCGGTGACGGTGAACCAAGCTTCGTATTCGAACTCGTCGCGCCACGGAGCGAGGCAGCGCCACTCGCGCAACACCGGCGTGTCGACGATTTCCCCGTACTCGACTTGGTCAGTCGGGTGGTAGAGGCGCTCCTCCTCGGCCTTGTCTCCGTCGATAACGACGCAGAGATAGTGGCCGTCGGCGTTCACGATGACTCCGCGCTCGCCGTAGCATTTCACCTGTCGGCCGCGCTCGGCCGGCACGCCGTAGTGCTTGCGGATGTATTCGAAGCTCATTGAACGTTCTCCGCTTCGGGAACCGGCAGTGGCCGCACGTGCCCGGTCTTCAGGTTGACGAACGCGCCGCACCACGTGAGCCGCCCGTGCCGGAAGAACTCCCACAGGATGCCGAGCGCCGGCGTGACGATCGCCTGGTTGATGAACAATTCCTGACGCTCGAGCGCCTCCGCGAGGCCGCAGCTCGGCGTGTCGTCTTCCGGCATCGAGGTGTCAATCAGTTCGGGGAGCACGTCGTACGGCCATGGCAACGAAGCGCGCTCTGCATCGCCGCGCGCATTTCCGAACACAACCTGCCCATCGCTCGCGCGGTTGCCGAGATCCATCAGGTAAGTCGACGTGCGAGCGAGGATCGGCGCCAGCTTGGCTCGGGCGGCGGCGCTGTCGACGCACATGATCGTGATGCCGGGCCCGGCGTGAACGAGTTCCTGCGGGCCGGCGGGGACAGGCCGGGCGATCCAGTCGAGCCCGAAGAACGCGTTCAGACGATGGATGAGAGCGACGCTCTTGAATTGGCCGACGTCGGCCGGACTGAACATTTGCCGGCCGATGTTCGCCTCGCTCACGGTATCGCCGTCGAACGCCGTCACGCGCAGACCGGGGTGGCCGAGCGCGGTCAATGCGTGATTGAGTCGAGCAAGGCCGGTCAGCATTTGCGAGCCGTTGCCACCACAGCCGACCAGCACGACATCGACGCGCCGGTCGAGAAAGTAAGCGGGCGTGATGTGCATTACGCGCGCTCCGGCACCTTGAAGATCGCTTCGGCCGGCACCTTGAGCGGGATCGTGATGCCGAGCACGCAGAGGCGGAACGCGACACTCGGCGTGTTGCCGTCGCCGAGGCCGCCGAGCACGCCCGAGATCTTCACTTCACCGGCGTCGTCCGCGTCGTCGGTTCCGCTGAAGAAGGCAGGCCCCGTTCCATGGCTGTGCAGGTCGATCGCGAGCGACTGGTGGGGCGGAAGGTCCGGGCGTTCGAACGCGATGGAGCCGGGGGACGACGTCGTGACGTGCAGCGCCTTGTATTCGAGCTTTTGCGCCTCGGCATCCCACACGATCCATGCCGCGTGTTCGTTCGGCAGCGCTGCGCGCGCCTCTTCCGCGAAACCCTGAACGAACGGGATCGCGACACCGAGCCGGCCGAAAGATAGCTCGATCTTCGGCATGATCAGACCGTACGGCGGCCGCGGCGAATTCTCCGGGAGCTTCGTCAACAGCTGGATCACGTGCAGCCACGGGCGCCGCACTTCGACGAAGATGCCTTCGGCCGTTGCGAGGAATCGGTGACCGACATCCTGCAGCGGCACGAACTTCGCGTGCTTCGGAACGGCGACGATCGGGGCGCTATCGAACAGCGCGACGTCGAGCGGAAGGTTTTCGTCGTCCTCGGCTGCGGCGATCGCGCGCGGTTGAGCGCGGCGGATCTCGTCGGCGACCCCGGCCGAGAATCGCTCCAGTGCTGCCGCGATGCCTTGCAGCCCCTCTTTGGTTGCGTCCTGAAATTCAGCGAGCAGCTTTTCCATTTTCAATCCTTGTCGGAAGTAGTGCCGATCGCTTCCGCGAGTGTTTTCTTCGCGTCGATCAGGCGGTCAAGTGGGAATTCGGCACCATCGAGTAAATCGAGCCACAGGCGCTCGGCGCCCCCGCGCCTGTGGATAAGTTGCTTGTTATTCGGGTGGGTGAAGCGGCTGCGAAAGAACGCGTCTTCGAATGGTTTGATGCTGTCCATGTCGATCCGCTCGGGCGTCGACACGTTGCCAACGCAGATTCCGCCGTCTTCCCAGACGTTGTAATACGGCGCGTTGTACAGTCGCGTCCCCGGGCCTGGCCGCGTGTTCGTGCGCAGCGCGAAGACGGACCAGTCGTCGCGATCGACGATGAACACCAACGGCGGGTGATTGGCGTCGCCGGCGCGCTCGCCGATCCGGTCTTTCGTCTGAAACCAAACCTGCCGCTTGCACGCAGGCACCCACCAGGCGAGCTTGTTCGGGCCGAGATAGATCACGCGATCGTGTACGAAGCCGCGGTAGCTGGTCTTGCGTGCTGCAATCTCAGCGATGTCGGCCAGATGCTCGAGCGTGACCGGCGTACCGGCCAGAAGCATCGGCCTTCCGTCGACGACGCGCGCGGGATGGCGCGTAGCGTAGATATGCGAGCTCGTTCGCGACTTATAGAAGAGAAACCCGGAATCGAGCTCGAGCTCGTCGTCGCCTTCTTGGCTGATCGTGACGGTTTTCATACGCGCACCATGATTCTGGATAGTTGGCGTTCACGGGCCTCGAACAGCGCGAGCACCCGCTCGACGGCTTTCGCGAGCAGCGCAGTCGATTCCATCGCCTTCAACCAGGTTGCGAACTCGTCCCCGACAATCTTCAGCGGCGTAACGGATCCGGCGGTGACATAGTCGCCATCGGCCGCCTGGTGCAGGAAATCGTCGACCACGCGCGTTATCTCGTCGTCGTCACTCCATCGAACCAGAAGCGCAAAGTCGATGGGGTCGGCGCCTATGTCCTCGCTTCGGAGGTCGGCGAACGGGCCGTAGAAACGAACGATGTTCCAGAGCGAATCCATCGCGTCGACGACCTCTTGCGCGTAGTCGTCTCGCTTTGCGGCGATCTGAACCTGTCGACGGGTCAGCACGCGCCTGGGAAGCGCGACCCACTCGGGCATCGCGTCGAAGAATTGGGATCGCGTGAAGACGTCGGTTACCGATTTGAGTTCGTCCACCGACTTAACGTCGTAGCAGGCCATCATTTCCTCGAGTGCCAACGACTCATCGGCCTCGCCGTACCAATACAACCACTCGGCCATTCCCAAGGCATAGGCTGGCGTGATGGAGGCCGGCAACATGCGAAACGCGTCGTAGAGCGTCGCGAGGACGGTTTGGCCGAGGCCGGCGCGGACATTTTCGAGCGCCTGTACTCCGTCGCGAATGTAGACGTGGCGGCACGATACCGGGCCGCCGGTCGTGCGGATCGATGCCCACAAACTGTCGGGCGTCTCGGGATAGTGGTAGAAGGAACCGTCAGGCTTCGGATCGATGTGAAGCTGCCAGTCGAAATACCGCATGCCGCCGGTGATCTGCGTCCACCGGCGAGAAAGCGCGCGCGAGGCGATCTCGAGTTCACTCTTCGGCCGCTTGTCCAGATCCGCCTCGGTGATGACATGCGTATCGAGCAGCGAAAGCGTCAATTCGCGCGCGAAGGTGCGCCCGACGCCGATCGTGTAGCTGGCCGGCACGTCGTCGAGCGCTGGAATGGCAAGCGGCGCGAAACTCATGGCAACACCGGCATGTGGCTGATCGGCGGCGTCAAGCGCGTGCCATTAACCGGCGACGTTGCGGCAGCCATGAAGCGCCGCATCGGATTGAGCGATGCGTCGGCCGGTGAGAGCAGGTGCTCGGCTTCTTTTCGCAGCGTCCCGTCGACCAGCTCGGCGCGCAGCTGCTCGAGCGTCATGGCCGCGCCCTTCGTGCCGACGGCGCGGCGGAACGTATACACGTTGCGATTGCCGAGGATCTCCGGGCCCTCGATTTCGGCGTTCACGATTTCGGGATAGGTGTTGCCGTAGAAGTCGCGCACCTGGTGCAGGCTGAAGGCTGGCGACGGATCGGTGAGGCGGGCGCCGTTGTAGCGGAATTCGCGGATGAGCGTTTCGGTTTGCATGGCGTTTCCTCAGAGCAGATCGATGCCTTCGTCGCCGGCCGCCGAAGGCGCTGCGTCGGTCGCCGCGGCCGGCGGTGTATCGCCGTCATTCGTTTGAGCTGCCTCGGCCTCGCCGGCGCCGGATTCGAGCAGGGACGTTTGGCGGGGATCCACTTCCGGAGCGCTGTCGCCGGCTGCGTCCGTGTTCGCCGTCTGGGTGTCCGACGCGCTCGGTGCCGAGGCCGTCTGGGACTTCGGTTTCCGGCCGGGCTTTCCTTTGGCGGGGGCTGGGAGTGCTGGCGCTGCGCCAGTTTCGGCATTCGCCGCACTGGCGGCGCGCGCCTGCTCGAGTACAGACTGCGAGCCCGGCGCGTAGATCTGCACCGCCTCGGCGAAATCCCGATCGAGCTCTTCAGGCGAGGCGAGCAGCGAAAGCGGGTAGAGCGTCTGTTCGGCCTTTTCGTCTTTCGACTTCGGCATGACGTTGACGCGCAGCTGGTCGCCCTCGGCGACGACCAGGATCGTCAACGAGGCGTTTTGCGCGAGCGGATAGAGCGAGGTGAAAAGTGACATGGTGTCCTCGTTGTAGGAGGTTGAGATCAGGCGGCAACAGGGTCGTAGTTGCGGTCGGCGAAATCCGGATCTCCCGGATAGCGTTCAGATCCGTCGCTACGCAACCAGCAAAACAGGGAGCCGCGGCGGTGGGGGAACCAGTAGCCGGAGCAGTCGCAGCGCATCTTTCGGGTGTCCCGCTGATTCATCCAGCGATCGACTCGGTACAGCCGTTTCCCGCAGACTCGACATCGGGGCGGCCGAACGTATTGAGACAGCAGGCGAGGGAGGCAGCGACGAGCTTCGCAGTGGAGACAGCGGACATGGCATCGGGGCATTTTTCACCGCCCTTCGACTAGTCGATGTCATTGGCGGCGCGAGATTTCGCGTCGCGATACACGGGATGCTCGTCAGCTGCCTCGCGGGCGGCGCGCGCTTCGGCGCCGAGCTCGAGGAAGCGGCGGATAAGCGGGTTCGTGATCGCGTCGACGGCCGAGCCGGGCACGCGCTGCAGGCGGAACTCGCGGGCGATCATGGCGTCGGTGACGGGAAGCGGGCCGGCCATGATCAGTGCGCCTCGCCCGAACGCTTGAATGCCACGGCGGCCTTTGCTTGCTCGTCCGACCAGTCACCGAAGTAATCCATGTCCGGGACGAGCCGCCATACTTTGCCGAAATCGTCTATGACCGTGTACGGATCGATTACAGGCGGATGGCTCAAATAGTGGTTCGTCACCATGTCAGGCGTTCCGCTGCATTTCGACACGCACGCGTGCGGTATCGGCTTCGTCCCACTGCTGCGCTAGGGCGAGCACCAGGACGACGACGAGCAGCGCGGCAAACGACTTCGCCCAGAAGATCAGAAGTGCTTTCATGCCCAAGCCCCCATCAGGCGCTCGAGCGGGGGCGCGACCGCGCCGGCGAGCAGATAGAACGCCGCCAGCGCCACGAAAGGCGTCCAATCGCGCTTTTTGCTGAATACAGACGATTGTTTGTATTTCCGAAATACAAGCTGGAGGCTGTTCATATTGTTCTCCGCGGTAGGGTCAGTGCCGGTGGTGCTCGTCGTCGTTCATTCGCTTGACGCCGCGAAGAATCGCGATGCCGAGCACGACGGCGAGCGCAAACACGCCGATCAGAAGTTTTTCCATTTGAGGATTCCTAAATAAGTGCCGAAACACTGAAAAATTCGACATCCAAGACCGCGCTCAAAGAAGGGCACTGGAGGTCAACGCCCTTCGATCAGCGCAGTCGGAAACCCTCAAGGGCGCGCACTCGGTGTGGTGCGTGCACTGCGTCGGTTGGTGGATGCGGGGAGTCCGCAACCGAATGCGCGCGCTTGAGGGGGCAGATTTCATGGGATGGGCCGATGCTGCTTCCGGCTTCGCTTTCCCCTCCGGTCCGTACCCCGGCTGTCTCGCGATCCGCCACATGCGTCGCGACCAACTCCGGCGGCCTCTGGCTCCCTCGCCGCGGCCAGACCACGTCCGCCACAACAGGGCCCATCTCATGAAATCTGCAAGGTGTCGGGAGCTACCCCGTTTCTCGGCTACACCGCGGAGCCGCCCGGTTGCTCCCCTGAGGGTCCCGGGTCCAAGAAATCAATTTTTAGAGAGCGATCCGCCTGGGGCGGTGGCGCAGCGATCGGTGCTGCGTTGGAGTGAATATTAGGCGGCTAATTGGACGGTGTCAATAGAAAACTAATAGTTCGGCGCGAACGAAAAGCTGGGGGTGTACAAAGGCGCCGAGGAGCCTACTGTATGAGGGGTTTCGGAACTTCGGGAGTGTAGCTAGGGATGTCGGACTTCTTGAAGTCGGGGCATGATCCAGCGATGTATCGAGATGCTACGTACATCGCGTCACTGGTACCGTCATGTGCGAAATCGAGAAACATGACGCCAACCCAGCCGTCAGGCGTCGCGATTTCGCCGGATCGTCGACGTTTGAATGTGAATCCCCGCTTCGGATCGGTCATGAGAGAGCACCCCGATTCGTGAAGAATCTGCTTGTTATATGACTCATTCATCTTTGCCGTATTGAGCCCGAACGCCTTGTATGCATACGCAGCGCTCTTGGCGTCTTGGCAAAGGATGATGGTGGAAGCGGCTACGTGGCACTCGGCCGATGCGTGGGGCATCGCAAGAAGGCACGTCGAGGCGAGAGCGCTCAAGACGCCCACGCGGAAAATCGTGTTCCGCAGCTGCTTTGTCATGTTCTTCCCCGAGATTGGCGCTTATATGCGCTCAGTTTGTGCGTGGACAATGCGTCCAAGGATGAATGTATTTTCATGGCACCGCTTCCTCGGGAAGCGACGAGAATCTACGTTGTCCGACGAAAGCCACCACTCGCCGCCGTCGCGGATCAAGCGCTTTACGACGAACTCTCCCTCGTAATTCACGGCAAACGCCTCGCCGTCTCTTGGCTCGACATCCCCTGTGTTGACCACAATCACGTCGCCGCCCTTAAGGGTTGGCTCCATGCTATCTCCCGCAACTTTCGCGGCATAAAGCAGGTTGGGATCGAAACCCCTTTGGCTGAACCATCGAGACTGGAAAAAGAGTGGCGCGCCATCGCCGTCGTCCAGAAACTCGATAGCGAACCCCGAGACCCCAGCGCTAATTCTAAAATTCACCTTTCGTATTGCAATGAAGTCGCCTGTCTCACCAGGCAAGACGGCGGTTTTTTTTGTGCGGCCGCGTTCGCCGATGCCGGTGCTTAGCCAATCGACGGAAACGCCGAGGGCTCGTGCAATAGCAGGTAAGTGCTTGGACGATTGTAGGGGATTGTTCTCTAACTGGCTGATAGTACCTTGAGATACGCCAGCCCTCGCCGCGAGCGCGGGCTGTGACAGTTTGAGTTCCGTGCGGACCTCACGGATTCTGGTTCCGATGCTCATAACTGCGGAGAATATTAGTTTTCTCAACGAGATTGCTATTGACTTGAGCTATTAGCCTGCTAATATTCGGCAATGGACTGGAAAACCATCATTGCCGACTGCCTCGCCACGGGACTTAGCCAAGCCGACATCGCTCGCCAGATTGGGGTGACGCAGTCGGCAATCAGCCACGTCGTGAAGGGGAACCAACGAGGGTTCTTGTATGAGCCTGGCCGAAAACTCATCGAACTGCACGATCGCTTGATGAAGCATAAGGGCGAAATTGAGGCGTCCGACGACGTTCAACCCCCTGCCGGAACGCCGGATCGAAAGGAGGGCGACTGATATGTCGACCGATTCCCGTGTACCGACGCTGTTCCCCGGGGAGCAAGCCACCGTCGTTTCCCCAGAGTGGGCGAACGACGTGTATCGAGAAATCGCGAAAGTTGTCGGATCGATGAAGTTGTATCGCGAGGCCGAAGCTCGTCGAGCCTTCTCCGACGCGCTCGGACCCGTAACCGATCCGATGTTCGATTTCCTCGGACACGCGGCGGCGCCGAAGCGGAAGTTGAACAGGCGCCGGACATCGAAACGGAGCTTCCGGGAACCGAATGGCGCGCGGCTCGTACGCAGAATCCTTGAGCGCATGAGGCGTGGGCAGATGCTGACGGCCCCGATGATCGCGGCCTTGGCAGTCTTGTGTTCGAAGGATGAGGGTTGACGTGGCGGCGCTCCTTTACTCGATTGGTCACGATGTCGGCGGCGGGTACGTGCTGACGATCTACGAAGGTGAGAACGCAGCAACTGTCGAGCTGTCCCCCGAGCTTGCTGCGCAGCTCGCATCTGCGCTAACGGCTGGCGCCGATCAGCGAAATGATTTTGACGACGGTGCCGGGCTTGAATTTCCGGCGCCCGTTCTGACGAAGGAAGATCTGGACGGCTCGAACCATCTCGGCTCGAGTGAGCTCCCGATAGGCGCACACGTTGAAAACGATGTTCCGCGTCGGATCCTTGATTAGGTTGTCGACGTTTGGCAATTGCATGCGAACCCCGTTGTGTGGTGGTTGAAGAGGTCAGAGGCTTCGATTCTCGCATAGCGGTGGTTCGCATCCGGTTGTGATGAAAGCAGTCTAGAGAAAGCGGTATTCCGGGGCATTCCCGGATTTTTGAATGTCGGGGAACAACAATGAACGCAGTGGCACAACCTATTTCTTTCACCGGCTCGCGTAGTACGCCGATCGTCGAGCGCTTGCTGCGCGAAGCGATGGCTGATCCGAAGGCGAAGGCCGCGGTTCTCGAGGCCACGGGCTGGGACGCGTCGATGCCGTCCAAGATCCTGAGCAACGGCGCCGGCATCACGCTCGAGCACCTCAACACCGTTTTCGGCGCACTCGGCTTGGTCGTCACGACCAAGGGCTATATGGACTACCTCGCGCAGGGCAACGTGATCGGTAGCAACTGCCGGTGCGCGCGCGAAGGCTTCGGAGAGTGCGGCGGCCGGTGATCTAGCGGCAGGAACCCCGTCATAAGCGTTTTCTTCGGAGAGCGCTTCTGTCCGGGTTTTGTAGTCCTAAGCGGCTTCGGCCGCAGGAGAGCCGCATGACTGACTTTTTCAGCGCCCGCACCGGGCATCGCGTCTCCGAGACGCAGCAAGACAGCTTCCACTCCATCTCCATGACCAAACTCTCGGCGACGCAGCAGATGGTGATGGACTGCTTCGATTCGACCGAGGTCCTGCTTACGCGCGAGGACATCTCGGCGCGTACGAATCTCAAACTTTCCAGCGTGTGCGGCCGCGTTCGGGCGTTGCTCGATGCCGGGCTGCTGGTGAAGCGCGGCACGCGCAAATGCACCGCGACGGGCAAGTCGCAAGAGCTGCTCGGCCTGCCGGTGGCGTGATATGGCGCTGGCCGAAGTAATCCAGCTGTCAGAACGTCCCCGGCCGTCTCCATCCGAAGAAAGGTACACCCGCGTGTCTCACGGCATCCTCGAAGCGCTCGCGCTGGCCGATCTGGGCAAGCGGCACTACAAGGTGCTGCTCGTCCTGATGCGTCAGACGTACGGCTACGACAAGGCCAGTGACGAAATCAGCCTGACGCAGTTCCACACCAAGACCGGGGTGCTGCCGCCGAACGTTTCCGGTGCTATCGACGAGCTGGTCGACATGCGTGTCGTGCTGCGGATGGCCGGGAAGTACGCGTCGAGCCTGGCGATCAACAAGGACCTGTCCCAGTGGGAGGGGAAGGCAAAGATCGATCTGTCGAAGGTAGGGGGTTATCGAAACGATAACAGTGGGGTTATCGAAACGAACACAGGGGGTTATCAAAACGATAAGGGAGGGGTTATCGATTCAATAACCACAAGAGACAACTCCAAGAGAAATAACCAAGAGACAACTCCAAGAGAAACCCTTTCGCGCTCGCTTCGCGAACGCTTCGATATTTTTTGGGCGGCCTACCCGAAGAAGCGATCGAAGGACAAGGCGGAAAAGGCGTTTGCCAAGCGCAACCCGGACGAGCAGCTCTTCAGCGACCTGATGGCAGGTCTGGAGCGGGCCAAGACTTCGGAGCAGTGGCAAAACCCGCAATTCATCCCGCACGCGGCCACATGGCTGAATGCGGGCGGCTGGATGGACGAATTCCAGACCGCGTACAGCGATGTCGAACTTGCCGTGATCCGCGCCTTCAACGAGGCGCTCGGGGAGCGAGTCGGCACAGTGGACGCCGCGGTGTTCGTCGAGGCCCGCGCCGGTGCTATTCGGGCATTCCTGACGCACCTGAAAGGCGACATGGAGGCGGCGGCGCGCTACTTCCCGGCCGTTCGGGACAAGGTCGATCTGCCGCCGCATGCCGGATTCGATTACCTGATCAGCCCGAAGGGATTCGGCGATACGACGGGGCGCATGCGGATCGCCAAAGCCGGGAGCGGTGCGGCAGCTGCGCCGCGTGACTGGCATACGACCGGCCCCGGCATTGACGCACGTGGCGCTGAGCTCGGCGTCGCAAAGCTGGAGGGGGAAAACGCCGTTTCGTATCGCCGTCGGGTTTTCAAGGCGGCCGGCCCGGGCGTGTGGCGCGATCAGGATCTCGCGGCCGAATCGAAGTATGGCGGCGAGGTGTACGAGCGCCTCTGGCGTTTCTACAACGAAGAGCCGAGCCAGAAATGACGTCGAAGGAATGCCTCGGTCGATTCATGGCTGCCGTGCGTGACGCGCGCATGGGCCGAAACGGTAAGGCGCGTGCGCTGATCGCATCAGTGCGCGATCGCCACGGGGAGGCGGCAGCGGAGATTGCGCGCCGTGAGCTGCGGAAATACGTGGACAGCGAGAAGAAGGCATGACGAAGCGAACAACTTGGCCGATGCGAATCGACGCTGACGCGCAAACCGTTGGGACGGCGCGAGTGCGGGACAGCTGGGCTGTGGGCCGCGGCTCGGCGTCGCGGCAGCTGATGCAGCAGACCGGCGTACAGCCGCCGTCGGAATTCGACGACATCGCTGACGGCATCGGCGCGCCCGCGATCGCCACGAGCATCGCCCGCTCGGCGGACGTCGCGGCGCAGATCGGCGCGCCGGTGCCGCTGTCGAAGGCGATCGCCAGCCTGACGAAGCCGGCCTCGGCGCCGAAGTACCGCAATCGGAAGTGCGAGCACGACGGCATCCGGTTCGACAGCGAGAAAGAGCGTGCGAGGTATTTCGAACTCGTCCGAATGCAGGCGGCCGGCCTGATCCGGGATTTGCGGCTCCAGGTCGCGTTCGTGCTGACCGAGCGCCTGCAGCGTGACGACGGGACGTGGGAGCGGGCGTCGAAATACCTGGCGGACTTCGTCTACGTCGACTGCACGACAGGGAGGCAGGTGATCGAGGACGTGAAGTCGCCGATCACGCGGAAGAACGCGACGTACATCCAGAAGCGAAAAACCATGCTCGCGGTGCATGGGATCACGATCAAGGAGGTTTGATGGAAGGCAAGCGCCCCTGGCGGAAATGGACCGAGCAGGAAAATGCGGATCTCGCCCGCGTCTGGAAGGCTGGCGGCCCGATGAAGCAATACCTGGATTTGTTCAATGGACGCAGCGTTGATGCCGTATTGACGCACGGTTTGCAGATCGGCCTCGGCGTTCGTCCGAACAAGAACGCCCATGTCGCGCACCCGAATGCATCGGCCGTCCTGCGCGTGTTGGCACAGGGGCCGATGGAGGGACTCGAACTGTCGGCGAAAACTGGAATCTCGCGGCGCACCGTGATGAAGCACCTGAAGGCATTACACGCAGCCGGCCAGATTCACATCGCGCGGTGGGAGCGGTTTTGCGCAAGCGGGTATCCGGCGCGCGTCTATGCCCTCGGCAAGCGCAAGGATGCGCCGCGGCCTGCCGCGCGCACGCCGGGGCAGAAATTCCGCGACCGGATGGCCGACCTGCGAGCCAACCGACCGGACGAATACATGCGCGTCATGGCCCGGCGGCGCGCGAATGCCGCGAAGCGTGCCGGTACCGCACAGCGCGACATCGCGGCGCGAGCGCTGTTCGGGACGGCACCGGCATGAAACGTTCCGGATTCGGTCCGCGCAAGACCCCAATGCCGCGGGGTTCGTGGTCGCGCAAAAGCTCACCGCTGCCCGAACTGGCACCGCGAAAGAAAGCGATAGCGCGTCGCGCGAAGCGGCCGACCGTTGCCGAAGGCTCGAAGTATCTCGCGGCTTGCCGCGGCGAGCCGTGCTACCTGCGCATGCGCGGTTGTCTCGGCGGAGGGGAAACGGTCGTTCCGTGCCACTCGAACCAAGCGAAGCACGGGAAGGGCATGGGCCTCAAGGCGCGCCACGAATTTACGGTGCCTGGATGCTCGAATTGCCACGCGCTAATTGACCAAGGGCCCGGTCTGCGAGAGCACAAATTCGCAGCATGGGACGTCGCTTACGAGGCATGGGCGCCGGTGCGCGCCCGCAAGATGGGAGAGGCAAATTGCCAGTGAGATTGTGGGTGGAGATTCCGGACGGCGTGTATAGCGCGCCTCGGCGGCGCGGTGCTGGCGGAATCGTCTTTCATGAGCGCACGCGTGAAATCGACGCGACCGTATTTCGCATCGCCCGTATCGCGACCGTCAAGCGCCAACTGATCGCGGCGGTCGAGGTCGACGCGTTCATTCCCGAAATGCACCGATCACGCATTCCCAAGGTCGACCCGCGCTGGGTGGCGCCGGGCGTGTTCCGAACGAAGGCATACGTCCATCGGAACCAGAAGTCGCGCGAGCTCGGGCAATTCCTCGAGAGCGGTGAGCGCGTGCTGAATTTGGAGGATCAGGTATGACGCCGGCGAAATATCAAGCCGCCTTGAGCGGGCTGTCCGCGATCGCCAAAAAGGTCCTCGAGATGGTCCCGATTCAGGAGGCGTGGTCGCGTTCCGAAATCGCCGGCCATCTCCTGCGGGTAACGAAGAGCTCGCCGGACGCGGCGGTGATCGATGGATGCCTGGGCCGGCTGAAGGATTCGGGGCTGATTCGCGAGGCGAGTCGCGGGCGCTATCAACGTATCGAGGTCAGGGAAAGGGAGGTATTGAAAGTGCCGGATCAGAAAGCTGAAAAGACTACCGACGTACACGCCGATCGACCGATTCCGCCGATCGAAATCCTGTCCAGGCTGGCCGAGCGCGCGCGGGCAGTGGCGACGGAGCTCGTGATGCTCGCGTCCGACATCGAAACGGCGGCGCTCACGATCGAGCAGGGCAATGCTGAAAACGTCGCCAACCTCGAAAAGTTGCGCCAATTCCAATCTCTGCTGAAGAGCCTGGCATGAGCGAAATCGCATGCATCGAACTGTCGTCGGTGCCGGCGCCGCTGATTGACAGTGCCGCTCGCCGATTAGACGGCGCCTCGGGTGATCGCCTCATCGCGTTCAGCGGCTGCCCGATGGTCGGTCGCGAGGTCGACGGCGGCGAAATCGAATTTTCGTTCCCGCGCACGATCGAGATCCGCGAGTCGCTTATCGACTGGATGCTGTATTGGGGCATCCCTTTTCGGGTGATGCCGTGATGGCTGAGATCCAACGACCGAAGGGCGGCCCGCTGGCGAAGCTCGCCGGCCGCTGGGCGAACGAGCCGACGTTTCTCGATTGGATGCGCGCGACGGGGCAGCCGGCCAACACGCCGGACGATGCGGCCGATTTCATCCGTGCGCGCTGCGGCGTCGAGAGCCGTGCGTTCCTCGACCACGATCCGCGCGCGAAAGCCAGGTTCGAGCGGTACATCCGTGGCCCGTATTCCAAGCACCGAGCCGCAGCGGGTCTGCGGTGAAAATCAAATTCGACGACAGGATGACCATGACGCCCGATCAGAGCCAACAAATCGAAGAACTCTTGCTGACCTGGTATCGTTGGCAGATCCGGCAGTCGCACGCCGAGCAGCTGGCGCATTTCTATCGCCCGGAAGATCGCACATGCCGCGGGTACGAAACGCCAATGAGCGACGTAGAGCTCGACGAGCAGGCCGAACAATGGGTCGAGGACCAGCAAGCCGAACAGATCCAGCTCTGCATCGACTTGCTGCAGGCCGAGCAGCGTGCGGCGATCTCGGTGAGCATGCGAAACAAGGAGTGCGGGCGCGATGTCTGGAGCAACACGCGAGCTGGTGATCAGCATGCGAGTTATCAGGCCGGGAAGGCAGCGTTGCTGCCGATGCTGGTCGCGAAGCACCTGATCAAGATCGGGGAGGCGGCGTGATGGTGATTGCAGCAGCCGAGGTGGTAGAGATTTTGCGGCAGAGCCTGACTGGCGATGTCGCCGTGAAGCTGGTCGGCGATATACATTGGTGTGAGGTCGGTTCCGGAAATGTCGAATTCACCTTTGGCGATTGGCGGATCACGTTCTTCAACGACGCGGGGGAACTCGACTACGTGGATCACGCGATCGCACCGGACGGGCGGCGCGCTTCGTTCGACGATTGGGCCGGACCGACAGGGTACGGCCGGGACCCGATAGACCTGTTATCGATATGGGAGCAATGCGAGCTATCCGACCTGTTGGAGCGCCTCTAGCCCAGCGCATGAGAAAAAGGGGTTGTGAGCCAGAAAAAAGCAGCGTATATTTCAGTCCCGGGAAGATGCGTCTTCCGAAAGCCCGCCAACCGAAAGGTTCGCGGGCTTTTTCGTTTGTCTCGCGAGAGCGAGTGGGGAAGCGCGGAAACGCGCTGTTCGCCCCGCCGGCAACTGGCCGTGCGGGGCTTTTCTATTCTGGCGGCGCGCGATGCTCACGCTCTCGGTGAAATCGGACATTCGGGCGCTGTCGAAGAAGCTCGATGCGCTCGCGCGCAAGCAACTGCCGTTCGCGACAGCCCAGGCGATCAACGCGACAGCCGAGAAGGTGCGCGATGCCGAGCGCGAGAACATGACCAAGGTGCTCGATAACCCGACGCCTTTCACGTTGAACTCGGTCGCGATCAAGCGTGCGACGAAGTCGAATCCGGTCGCGATCGTGTATGTGAAGCCGATCGCGGTGCAGTACCTGCTGCCGTACGAGGTCGGTGGCAAGAACAAGCTAAACAGCCGGGCGCTGATCAAGCCCGTAGCGCAGAAGGTCAACCAGTACGGGAACCTGCCGCGTTCGGCGATGGCTCGGCTGAAGGGAAAGCCGAACGTCTTCATCGGCAAGGTGCAGACCAAAGCCGGCGTCGTCGATGGTGTGTGGCAACGCACGAAGAAGACACGCGGCAAAGCCGCCGGCCTGAAACTGATGATGAAGTTCGAGGATGCGCACGACGTGCGGCAACACCTCGACTATCGCGGCGTCGGCAAGCGTGTCGTCGCCGCCGTGTTCCGCCGCGAGCTCGACGCAGCGATGGCGAAGGCGATCGCGTCCGCGCGGTGAGGCCAACGGGTCCCCTCCGGAGGGGGGGAGGGTCACGGGCAATTGCGCACCGCGTGTTTCGACTAGCTCCAAGGCCTGAAATTTGGTTTCAGGTTTCATTTCTAGGTTTCATCCCATGCTCGTCTCGAAAGCCGAATTCGCCCGGATGCACGGCGTTTCGCATACGGCCGTCGCGAAGTGGCAAAAGGCAGGATGGCTTGTCCTGCAAGGCTCCAGGGTCGATGTCGAGGCATCGAACGAGAAGCTGAAGCAATATCGGGATTCGACCGACGGGCGCGCTGCGCGCTCGCGCGGCAAGGTTTCATCCGAGATGAAACCTGAAACCAGCGATGAAACCGAAACCTCAGACGCGGCGGCGACAGGAAATCAGCCGAAGGCGGATCGCCGGGGCGAGCGCATCGTCGTCGACGAGGTGATTACGCTGCTGCCCGGCGAGTCGTCCGAGGATGCGGCCGAGCGGCTGACGGCTGGATTGACCGTCGACCTGAGCATGCCGATCGAGGAAGCGAAGCGCATCAAGGAGGTTTACCTCGCGCTGCTCAATCGGCTCGAATACGAACAGAAGTCGCAGATGGTCATCGACCTCGACCTTGCGAAATCGGTCATGTTCGATGTCTTCCGTGCCGCGCGCGACGCGTGGCTTAACTGGCCGGTGAAATATGCGCCGCTCATTGCGGCTGACCTGGGCATCGAATCGGATCGGCTACCCGACGTGCTGACCGCCTATGTCCACAAGCAACTCTCTGAACTCGGAGAACCAGACGACTCGGAGCTCGTCAAGCGGAAAAGCTGATGTACTGCGGCTAAACGGTCGCAAGGGCTTCACGCCACCGCCGCGGATCAGTGTGCCCGATTGGGCCGACAATTTCCGCAAGCTGGCGAAGGAGGCCGGCAGCACGTCGGGCGACTGGTCGACGGCAACGGTGGAGGTGGCGCGCGGGCCGATGCTCGCCGTGACCGAACCTGGTGTGCACGTCATCACGGCGATGGTCAGCACGCAGATGCTGAAGACTGCGCTGCTCGAGAACACCTTTGGCTATTTCGCGCACCTCGATCCGAGCCCGATGCTGCTGTTGCAGCCGAAGGAAGACGCGGCCGAGCAGTTCAGCAAGGAACGCATCGCGCCGCTGATTCGCGTGACGCCGGTATTGCGCGAGTTGGTCGGCACATCGAAGATGCGCAACGCCGATGAGACGTTGCTGTTCAAGTCTTTCCCGGGCGGCTTTCTCGCGCTCGCTGGCGCCGGCAGCCCAGACAACCTCGCGCGCCGGCCGGTGCGCGTGATCCTCGCCGACGAGGTCGATAAGTATCCGATCACCCGTGAAGGCGACCCGATCAGCCTCGCTGAAGAGCGGACGGCGACGTTCGGCAATTGGTTGTCGATCCGGGCCTGCTCGCCGACGGTGCAGGACGAGAGCCGCATCGAGGACAGCTACAAGGAATCGGACATGCGGCGCGCGAGCGTCGAATGCCCGCACTGCGGCCATCGTCAGTTTCTCGACTTCTTCCGCCACGTCGAGTGGGAAAAGAAGAAGGACGCGCAGGGCAACGTCGTCTCGCACAACACGAAGACCGCGCGGATTTACTGCGAGTGCTGCGGCGCGGGCTGGTCGGAGGGCGAGCGCTTGCGCGCGCTGCAGACAGCGCGCTGGCATCAGACGAAGCCGTTTGAATGCTGCGGTGAACGTCATCTTCCGCTCGAATCGTACGAGCAGGCGTGGCGCGATGGCGGCCAAACTGGTGATCCGGACGCAACTGTTACCGCGGTTTGGGACTGGTGGAGTTCGGACCGGCACGCCGTCTATCGTGCGAAATGCCCGAAATGCGGGACATGGGGCGTCGACAACGAGCATGCGGGTTTTCAGGCGTCGAAGCTTTACAGCCCTTGGCCAAAGGACCGGCCGCACCTGGTCGCCAAGAAATGGGTCGATGCGCAGCAGGACGAGACGAAGAAGCAGACCTGGTGGAACACGCAGGCCGGCCTGCCGTACCGCGCACACTCGGGGAAGAACCTCGACCTCGAGGCGCTCGCGAAGCGCGGCGAGGTGTGGCCTGCACAGGTGCCCGCCGGCGTCGCGCTTCTCTCGGCCGGCGTCGATACGCAGCCCGATCGCCTCGAGGTTGAGGTAGTCGGTTGGGGCCGCGATGAGGAAAGCTGGTCGATCGACTATCGCGTATTCGAAGGCGATCCGAACGAGCCTGAGGTTTGGGCGACGCTCGACGCCTACCTCATGTCGAGGTTTCGTCGCGCTGATGGTCGCGAGTTCGTGATTGACGCTGTGTGCGTCGATACCGGCGGTTCCAACACGCAGAAGGCCTACGAGTTCACGAAGGCCCGGCTCGGTCGGAACATTTTCGGCATCAAGGGCGAGTCGGCGAAGAACGGCGCACGCTCGCCGGTTTGGCCGACCAAGAAGCCGACGCGGCGCACGAAATCGAACTATCGCCCGGTGATCGTCGGCGTCAACACCGCGAAGGACGTGATCTACCGGCGCCTTGAGCGTGAAACGCCGGGTCCGGGATATATGCACTTCCCGGCCGACCGCGACCTGAATTATTACGCGCAGCTCACCGCCGAGCGGCGCGTGCAGAAGACGATCGCGAACCGCCGGTTCACGGTGTGGGAACTGCCGAACGGGAAGCACAACGAGGCGCTCGACTGCCGCGTATATGCGTATGCGGCTCTATGCGCGCTGTTCCATAAGGGGCTGCAGCTCAACCGCCTGGCTGACGAAGTCGGGGCAGCCTTTACGGCGAAGCCATACATCGAGCCGAAGCCCGCGGCCGGCGCGGAAGGCGGCGAGCAGGACGAGGCGGTCGAGCAGCTGGCGGCGCCACCAGTCGTAGCGGTGGCGCGCGGGCCGATGGTGAAGACGGTAGGCGCGTCGAGCGGCAGCGGCAAATCGCGCGCGAGCCGCCTCGCATAACGGAGTGGTGATGGGTGCATACGATGGACGTAGCAGGGCCGACCTGCAGGCGCAGCTGACCGCGTTGCTGAAGGCCTACGATCAGTTGGCCGCGGGCCAATCGGTCGCGAGCGCGAGCTACTCGCAGAGCGACGGCTCGCGCTCGGTCACCTTCCGTCAAACGGATCTCGGTCTTCTCGACGGGCTGATCTCGAAACTTCAAGAGCAGCTCGGCATCGTGCGCCGAGCACGCAGGCAAATTCGATTCGTGTATCGCTAATGGACAATCCCGTGCAAATTCTCGGCGTGGACGGCAAGCCGTTGCCCCCGCGTCAGGGGCGTGCGTCGATGCTGTCCGGAGCGAGCCAGACCCCCTACGATGCTGCGAACCTGTACGGTGCGCACGTCGAGGACTGGAATCCGTACCTGTGGTCTCCCGATGGGGAGATCAACATGTACCACGACCGGATCACCGCCCGCGCGCGTGATCTGGTCCGTAACGACGGGTGGGCGACGGCCGCAGTAATGCGGACGCTCGACAACGTCATTGGCCCGGACTTCCGGCCGATCTCGAAGCCGGACCACGTCGCGCTGCGCGCGCTCACCGGAAACAAGGCATTCGATCACGTTTGGGCCGATGAATTCGGTCAGCAGGTCGAGGCGAACTATCGGGCATGGGCGCACGATCCCGGCTTCTACTGCGACGCTGAACGGATGCTGCCGATACCTGGCCTATTCCAGGTTGCGTTCCGACACAAGATCGTCGACGGCGACGGCCTGGGCCAACTGCACTACTTGCCACAGCGGGTGAGCGTCGGCCGCGCGCGCTATGCGACTGCGCTTCAGGTGCTCGATCCCGATCGCTTATCGAACCCGCAACTGCAGTTCGACCAACAGGCGCTGCGCGGTGGCGTCGAGGTTGACGAATTCGGCGCGCCGACCTGGTATCACATTCGCGAGGCGCACCAGGGCGACTGGTTCAGCGCCGCGAAGTCCGTGCGCTGGAAGCGGATTCCGCGCGAGACGGAATGGGGGCGACAGATCATCGTCCATTCGTACGAGCACGATCGGGCATCGCAGCACCGAGGCGTTGGTTTCCTGACGCCCGTGCTGCAGCGCTTCAAGATGCTCATCAAGTACGACGAGACGGAGCTCGACGCGGCTATCGTCAACGCGTTCTTCGCGGCGTACATCCAGAGCCCGTTCGACGGCGATCTGGTCGAGGAAGCGCTCCAAAGCCCTGACCGTCTGAACAAGTATCAGGAGGAACGCGCAGCGTTTCACGCGGAGCGCAAAACCCGGCTCGGCAACGTCGGTATGACGCACCTGTTCCCGGGCGAGACGATCGGCTCGGTGATGGCGAACCGGCCGAGCGCGAACTACGCGGCGTTCAACAGCGCGTTCCTGCGTAGCTTCTCGGCGTCGACCGGCCTGGCCGCGCAGCAGATCAGCCAGAACTGGGCCGAGGTTAATTACAGCGCGTACCGCTCGGCGATGCTGGAGGCGTGGAAGACGTTTCACCGGCGCCGCCTCGGTTTTGCCGCGACTTATACACAGCCGATCTATACGGGCTGGCTCGAGGAATCGATGGAGGTCGACGATTACCCGATGCCGCTCGGCGACGTGCCCGACTTCATCGAAGCGCGCGCGGCGTATTCGCGCGCGAAGTGGCTCGGTCCGGGCCGCGGCTTGGTCGACATCGTGAAGGAGCGCCAGGGCGCATCGATGGGCGTTGCGGGCGGCTTTTCGTCGCTTGAGGACGAGTGCGCCGAGACGGGCGGGACCGATTGGCGCGAGGTCGCACAACGGCGTGCTGTCGAAGAGACCTATTACCGCAATCTCGGCCTGCGGCCGCCGGCGACGCTGGTGGGCGACAGCGTCAAGGAAGCGAGCGCAATCCCGGAGGAAGTCTGATGAAGTTCGCGCACATGGCGCAGCGGCTGTTCAACGTGCCGCTTGCGATTCGCCGCGAGAAGGCCGAAGTGATCATGGCCGCGCTGATGGATCGGCTCGGCGTGTCGCAGATAGCGCGGCTTGAAGGCGGTCGCCTGAAGCCGATGGCGATGGAGGACTGGGACGACGACTACGGCAGCTTCTCCCGCGAGGGGCGCGTGCCGGATCCCGGCTACGACATGATCGCCGATACCGGCGTGGCGCTGATCGCGGTACAGGGGACGCTCGTGCAGAAGCTCGGCACGTTGCGGCCGTGGTCCGGGATGACCGGCTACGACGGTTTGCGCGAGGCGATCCTGCGTGCGCACGCCGACCCGAAGGTCAAGGCGATCGTGCTGGACGTGGATTCTCCCGGCGGCGAAGTGGCTGGATGCTTCGACCTGGTCGACACGATCTATGCGCAGCGCGGCAACAAGCCGATGTGGTCGATCCTGACCGAGTCGGCGTATTCGGCCGGCTACGCGATTGCCAGCGCGGCCGATCGTGTGATCGTGCCGCGAACCGGCGGCGTCGGGTCGGTTGGCGTGATCGTGATGCACGTCGACTGGTCGAAGGCGCTGACGAATGCCGGCATGGCTGTGACGTTCATCACCTACGGCGAGCGCAAGGCGGATTTCCATCCGGAGATCCCGCTCTCGAAAGAGGCTTACCAGGCAGCGCAGGCCGACATCAACACGATGGGCGAGCTGTTCGTCGCGACGGTCGCGCGTAATCGCGGCCTGTCGGCGGACGTCGTCCGCAAGACGGAGGCCGCCTGCTACATGGGCGATGCCGGCGTGAGCATCGGATTGGCCGATGCCGTGATGGCGCCCGATGAGGCGCTGCTCGCCCTGCTCGCAGAGCTTGGCTGACAACCATTGAAAGGAAAGATATGAAATCGAAAATCTTGGCTCCGTTCGCCAGCTTTCTGAGCAATGCTCCGCGTGCGGCCGGCGCTCGAATCGAAGACGGCGGCGGTGACGACGACGAACGCAAGCAGCGCGATGGCGAGTCCGACGAGGATTACGCGAAGCGCATGGAAGAGCTCGACGAGAAGGAACGTGCCGAGCAGGAAGAGAAGGAAAAGGAAGCCGCTGCGCGCCGCGCCGAAGAAGAGCGCGAACGCGAAGAAGCCGAGCGGCGTGCTGCGGCCGAGGGTGACGACGACTCCGAAGACGACGACGGCGACGACGCTACGGCCAGCGCGGCGCGCCAGCGTGAGCGCGTACGATGCGCCCGCATCATGGCGCACGGCATCAAACTCGGCCGCGCGCGCCAGGCTGGCGTGTTCGCGTTCGACACGAAGATGTCCTCGCGCGCGGCGATCGCAGCACTCAACGCCGGCGCAGAAGACGCACCGGCGCAGCCGCGTCGCGCATCCAGCCTGTCGACCCGCATGGCGTCGACCAGCATTCCGAGCGCGGGCGCCGGCGGCGTGACGCCGAAAGCCCCGTCGCTGGCCGAGCAGATCGTCCAGGCGGGCAAGAAGCGCCGCGGCGAAGCCTGATCGTCGGTCAACCTGTTACGAGTTAAGGAGAGAGTCATGACGCTTCCCGTCAACACGATCGGCGATAACCCGCAGCAACCGGGTATCTGGGCCGAAACCTACGTTCCCGATCAACTGATCGCGGGAGCGCTGCAAATCGTCTCGCAGCCGATCATCCTGGCCTCGGGCACGCTGCCGCGCGGCTCGGTGCTCGGCATGGTGAGCTCGCTGAACGCGATCGCCGAGCCGGGCGCCTCGAATACCGGCAACGGCACGATCGGCGGCGTGAGCGCAAACGGCGCGCTGGCCGGCGCCTACGTGCTCACGGCCACCGCCGCAACGACGTTCTCGGTAACCGACCCGGAGGGCAATGCACTGCCGCCGGCCACGGTCGGGACCGCGTATTCGCAATCCGGTATTGGCTTCACGCTGACGGCCGGTGCGACGGCCTTCGTGGCTGGCGACACGTTCACGATCGAGATCGAGGACGCGGTCGGTACCTACAAGCTGTCGGTGAAGACGGCGACGGACGGCAGCCAGATCCCGTCGGCCATTCTGGCCGACTATGCCGACGCCAGCGCCGGGCCGGTGACGGCGGGCGCATACGTCGCCGCTGAAGTCAACGCACGCGCGCTGAATTTCGATCCCTCGTGGGACATCGCTTCGCTGCGCGCAGCGCTGCGGCAGTACACGATTTTCGTCAAGTCCTCGGTCTCCGCTGCCGACCCGACTTAAACCCGACTCCGCTTCGAGAAACCCCGCTTCGGCGGGGTTTTTTGTTTTCAGCGGGGCAATTCGTATCAAGGAGATTGAGGGATGACCACGCCCCAAGGATCGTTGGTGTACGACACCAACACGCTGATTCAGGTTGTTCCGAACCTGAAGCTGGCGCAGCAATTCATGCTCGACAAGTTCTTCCCGAACATCGTCATGTCCGACTCGGAAAAGGTGTCGATCGACGTTGACGTCGGCCTGCGCCGGATGGCGCCGTTCGTTTCGCCGCTGGTTGAAGGCAAGCTCGTCGAGCAGCGCCGCTACCAGACGAACGAATTCAAGCCGGCGTACATCAAGGACAAGCGCGCGCCGGACCTGCGCAAGCCCGTTCGCCGGATGATCGGCGAACGCATCGGCGGTGAGCTGAAGGGCGTCGAGCGCGAGATGGCGAACCTCGAGGCCGAAATGACGGATCAGGTCGACATTCTGAACCGTCGTCTCGAATGGATGGGCTGCTGCGCGTTGCGCACCGGCGTGGTCCGCGTCGAGGGCGAAGGCTTCGAAACTGTCGACATCGATTTCGGTCGCGATCCCTCGCTGACCGTGGCGCTGTCGGCCGGCCGAAAGTGGACCCCGCAAAACGTGGTCGCCGGCACCGCGACGCCCGTCGACGATGTCGAGGCTTGGCAGCATCAGATCCTCAAGAAGTCCGGCGCGAAGGTGTCCGACATCGTTTTTACGACGTCGGCCTGGACGGGCTTCATTCTCGATCCGAAGCTGAAGGGCGCGATCATCTTCCCTGCGCTGAACGTCAACGGGAACATCATCAACCCGGGCGCGCAGATCGAACAGGGTGCAGTCTACAAGGGGCGCTGGGGTCAGTATGACCTGTGGGTCTACAACGACTGGTTCATCGACGAGAACGGCGTCGAGCTCCCGATGATCCCGGACGGCGAGATCGTCATGAGCGGTGCAAACCTGCTCGGCACGCGCGCCTTCGGCCAGATCATGGATCCGACGTTCAACTACGAGGCGTTGCCGTATGCGCCCAAAACGTGGGTGAAGGAAGATCCGGCGCAGCGTTACCTGATGATGCAGTCGTCGCCGATCGTCATCCCGAGCCGGGTGAATGCATCGTTCGGCGCCCGCGTCACCGATCCGGTGCTCGACTAATGTCGACGCCGACCACACCCGAGGCCGGCGGCAAACCGGCCCGCACCGTGACCGCGATCGTCGCCCGCGGTCGCATGGTGATGGGGGCGGACGGAAAGCTCGTCGCGGCTGGCAAAGAAGTCACGTTGCTCGCTGCGGAAGTCGCGTCGCTGCGCAAGGCCGGCTATCTGGTCGACCCCAAAGAGCCCGAGGTGCCGCGGAACGATGGCGCGACGATCGGGCCGCGCATCACGATGAGCGCTGGCGTCCAGATCAAGCGAGGCTGACGTGTACGACTTCGACCAGCTGAATGTCGCTATCAATGGCGTGTTCGGTGAGTTGGTGTCGTACCAACCGGCCGCCGGCGGCAAGCCATTCGATGTCCCGGGCCCGTTCGTCGACGCATTCAGAAAGCCGTACTTCAAGGAAGACGGGTCGGTTGGTTACACAACGGCGGCTCCTGCGATCGGCGTACGCCTTGCCGATTTTCCGGCACCGCCGGTGAAGAACGACACCCTTATCCGACAGAAGACGGGCGAGCGGTTCATGGTGATGGACGTTCACCCCGATGGCGTCGGCTGGCTGAACCTGATCCTCAAGGTTGCGAAATGACCACGAAAACCGATTTGCTCGCGGCCGCCATGCAGGGGCTGATCGGGCAGACGGATGCGGGCGCGCGAGTGTACGGCGCACGCGACGCGTCGACGTGGGACGACGAGTATCCGGTGCTGTTCGTCTCGATGCCGCTCGACGAGGACGGCGAGTCGTTCGGGCGCAACGGCGCGCCGGCCTTCACGGTGTCCTGCAGCCTGGTCGTCGAAGCGCGCGCGAGCGCGTTGGCGACCCCGGATGACGGCGGCGCGCTGGATCTCGCCGGCCAGCTCGAGGCACTGCGTGACCAGGTCAAGCGCGCGGTCATCAACTACGGGCCGCTGATGAGCCAGATCCAGCAATACGCGTTCTTCAAGGTCCGCGGAAAGCCCGGGCCCGGTGATGCGGGCGAGCACGTCGGCGGCGTCGAGATCGAGATCGGGCTTGAGTTCGTGCAGGACGCGAGCGACTTCCGGCAATCCAACCCACCGGATCTCGAGGCTATCGGCGGTTCGGTCGTGATGCCCGAGGGCACCGTGCAGCCGACTTTCTCGATTCCGTTTCCACCATCCATTTCGTAGGAGCGCCGCATGCGCGTGAAACCTGCCCCGGGTCTGCAAGTGCGTGACCCGCATACGAAGAAGATTTTGCCGGACGACGGCATCGACGTGCCGGACGACAGCCCTGTCTGGAACAGGATCCTCAACGACGGCGACGTCGTGCGCGTCGAACTGCCGGCGACGGCCGAGCCGACCAGCGCCCGCGCTGAAACCGAAGGTGACAATGCATGAGCACGATTCCGTTCCGGGTTATCCCGCAAAACTATCGTCTGCCTGGCGCGCTGTTCGAGCTGGATAACTCGCAGGCGAATACCGGCGCGACGGCGCAACGCGCGCTGATCATCGGCCAGATTACGGCGGCCGGCACGGCAACGCCGAACGTGCCGATTATCTGCGGTGGCATCGGCGACGCGCAGGCAGCGGGCGGCGCGAATTCGATGCTGGCGAACATGGTCGCCAAGTACCGCCTGAACGATACGTTCGGCGAACTGTGGATTCTCCCGATCGCCGACGCCGCCGGCGCGACGGCCGCCGCCGGCGAGGTAACGTTCACGGCGGCGCCCTCGGCAAACGGCACACTGTCGCTATACATCGCGGGGAACCTGGTTACCGTGCCGGTCACGGCCGGGCAGGCCGTCGCAGACGTGGCGACGGCCGTGGCCGCCGCTGTCAATGCCGTCCCAGGTCTCCCGGTCGCGGCGACGAGCTCCGCCGGCGTCGTTACCCTCACGGCGGTCAACAAGGGGTTGAGCGGCAACGAGATCGACATCCGCTTCAATTACCGCGGCACGACCAACGGTGAAGTGCTGCCGGCGGGGCTGGCGTACTCGATTACGGCGATGACCGGCGGCGCGACGAATCCGTCGCTCACGACTGCGCTCGGCAATCTCGGGACGGAGTCGTTCGACTTCATCGTCAATCCGTACAACGATGCCGCCTCTCTCGATGCCGTGAAGGCGCTTCTCAACGACCAGAACGGGCGTTGGAGCTACCTCGAGCAGCTGTACGGCCATTCATTCGGTGGTTTCGCGGGCACGTACTCGCAATCGACGACGCTCGGCAACTCGCGGAACAACCAGCACGAAACCATCCTGCCGGCCGACAGCAGCCCGACGCCGTCGTGGATCTGGGCCGCGGCGCTCGCCGGGCAGGCGGCGGTGAGCGTGCGCGCCGATCCGGGCGTTCCGCTGCAGTCGCTGCCGCTGAACGGCGTGCTGCCGCCGGCTGTCGAGAAGCGGTGGCAGCCGTCGATTCGCAACACGCTGTTGTTCGACGGCATGTCGACGTTCACGGTGGCGAATGACGGCACCGTGATGACCGAGAACATCATCACGACCTACCAGACGAACGCGCAGGGTGTCGATGACGACAGCTATCTCGAAGTCGAAACGATGTACCAGCTCGTGCTGGAGATCCGGACGCTGCTGGCAATGCTGTCGTCGAAGTATGCGCGGTCCAAGCTGGCAGATGACGGTTCGCGGCCGGCGGCCGGGTCGAACCTGGTGACGCCGAGCACGATCAAGTCCGACATCATCGCGCTTTACAACGAGCGCGTTGACGCTGGCTTCGTACAGGGCAAAGCGGCGTTTGCTGCCGCGCTCGTCGTGCAGAAGAACACGGCCAACCCGAACCGCGTGGACATCCTCTGGCCCGGCATTCCGGTCAACCAGATGCGCACGTTCGCGACGCTGGTGCAGTTCCGGCTGCAGTAACGCCGCTCGACGGTCAGAGATAGCCGCCTCCGGGCGGCTTTTTCATTCTTAGGAGAAACACATGTCGGGTAGCCAACTGCTCGCAGGGATCACCAACGCCAAGATCGATGGCGTTACCTACCAGCTCGAGGGCAAGGCGCGTTACAGCGTCGCCAAGGTGAAGCGCGATTCGCTCGTAGGCCAGGATGGCTGGCACGGCTTCAAGGAAATGCCGCGCCCGGGCTCGATCAAGATGTCGCTCCGCGATGCGGGTGGCCTGTCGGTCGCCGACTTCAACGCGATGCGAAACGTCACCGTGGTGTTGGAACTCGCGAACGGCAAGATCGTGACCGGCCGCAATATGGGCACCGTCGAGGCCGAAGAAGTCGACACCGAAGAAGGGACCTTCGAAGTGTCGTTCGAAGGCCCCGAAGTCACCGAACAAACCGCTTGAGGCGAGTGATGGAAGAGAACGAAAAGAAGCCCCGGAAAATCCAGCCGTCGACGATCACAATCGCGCTTTCCGAGCCGATCACGTTGAGCGGGAAGGACGAGGACACCGTCCATACCGAACTCGAACTGCGCGAGCCGAATCTCCGCCAGATCAAGGCCTTCGTGAAAATGGTCTCGGCAAAAGGTGCTATCGAAGCGTTTCAGACGCTCATCAGCGAGCAAACCGGCATTCCCGTGTTGGGTATCGACAAGATTTCGGCGCGTGACTACTACAGGGCGCAGGAATATCTGTCGTTCTTCCTGACTCCGCCCGACGAGGACGACCCCGAGGGAAACGAGGTGGGCTCCCGTTAGATTGGGAGCACCTGGTCAAGGTGGTTGAGCGGTCGTGGGGCTGGCAGCCGAGCGAAACAAAGGAGCTCACGTGGAGCGAGGTGTGTGAATACGCCTACCACGCGGCGTTGATGCTGAAGAAAAAGGAATCGGGCAATGGCTGAAGAGTTCGTCATCCGGATCCAGGCCGACGATGCAGCCACGGCCACGATCAAAAAGATTCAGGCCGCGCTCGGTAAGGTAACGGCGCCGGTCGACAAGGCGCAAAAGCGCTTCGCGAACATCGGCGCGGTCGGCATGCGCAGTTTCGAGAAGCTGACGAAGGGTCTGGAGTCGGCAGCGAGGGCCGCGCATACGCTCGTCGACAAGGTCGTCGAGCTGGTGCCGGGGCTCGCTGCGCTTGGAGCGGCCGGGACGGTGGCCGGGATCGTCGGCCTGACGAATCGCTTCGGCAATTTCGGTTTCGCGCTGAACAAGTCATCGAAGCTGCTCGGCATGAATGCTCAGGAGCTCGCAGCCTGGCATGTGGCGGCGAAGCGCGCCGGCGTTTCGGCCGAAGAGTTTGATTCTGCGATTTCGTCGTCGCAGATGGCGATCCGTGATGCAGCGAACGGCGCCAATCCGGCCGCGCTGGCGCTGATGCAGAAGATGGGCGTGCAGTTCGCGCGCAACAAGGATAAATCAGTCGACTACTATACGACGCAAATGCGCCTGATGCGGGCAATCGCCGGCCAGCGCAGCGCGGTCACGCAGCGTGCAGCTGCCAACGCTTTCGTCATGGGCGGGTTGCTGCCGATGATTCAGCAGGGCACGTACAACGAAGACAAGGCGCGCGCGTTCCGGAAGGGCCTGGTTCCCACTGCAGACGAGCTCGCACGGGCCACGAAATTCAAGGAAGAGGTCAACGACCTCGAGGATTCGGTGTCGGGGCTCGGGAATTCCATCGGCGCGAGCCTGATTCCGGTTCTCGAACCGGTCGTAACGCAGTTTTCGGTATGGCTCGATGCGCATCGCGCGGAGATCGCAGACAAGCTGGCTGAGGCAGTGCAGCGCTTCGTGAACTGGATTTCCAAGGTTGACTGGGATGGCGTCGCAAAGGACGCCAAGGAGCTATGGGACACCCTCGGCGGTGCGAAGGGCGTCATGGTGGCAATTGCTGCGATCACCTTCGCCGGTCCGATCGCCGGAATTGTCAGCCTCATCGATAACCTCACGAAGCTCGCCACGACAGTTGCTCCCGCAGCGGTGAAGGCTCTGAGCCCGCTTGGGGGTGTATCCGCGGTTGCCGGTACCGCTGCAGCTGGCTTCGGCGGATGGGAAATCGGAAAGTGGCTCCGTCCGTACTACGACGAATACGTTCGCAAGGTGACGGGCGGCGATCGGTGGTCGCTGAATGACTACCTGACCGGTACGCATCGCCTCCAGCTCGGCGCGACCGGAGGCTATACGCAGGATGAACTGGATAGTGTTGGTGGTGTCCGCACGAAACTCACGCGGGGCGCAGCGCGGGCGGCGACGCCCGAATCGAATTCGCTGTTCGGCAACCTCGAGGCGCATTATCGGCTGCCGCGCGGCCTTCTCGATAGCGTATGGACCGTCGAGTCGGGGCGTGGCGCGAACATGCTTTCGCCGAAGGGCGCGATGGGCCATTTCCAGTTCATGCCGGCTACCGCGAAGCAGTATGGCCTGCAGGATCCGAACGATCTTCAGCAGTCTGCGACGGCCGCGGCCCGGATGTATAGCGACCTGCTGAAAGCGAACGGCGGTGACCTGGAGCGTGCGCTGGCTGGTTACAACTGGGGGCAGGGGAACCTGAATCGCTCAGGCCTCGGCGCAGCACCGAGCGAGACACGCAAGTACATCGCTGCGGTCGAAGCGAATATGGTCGGGGCCGGCCCGACGTCAGGCGGTGCGGTGCCGTCAGGTGCCGTCGGGGGCGCTGGGGCGCAGCAGTCGATGCATATTACGCTCGACATGAAAAACGTGCCGCAAGGAATGCGGCCCGAGGCGAAAACCGCCGAAGGGAACTATGTACCAGTGCAGGTTGATTATCGTCTCGACGGACTCTAAGGGGAATTTCAGTGGCATCGACAACAACCGACGTCCTAGGCGTGGTCGGAAGCATCGGTGGACTGGCGTCGGCGGTTGGCGATGCTGCGTCGCTGCTGACGGGCGATTGGTTTTCGACGCTTCAAGAGGCCAGTTATGGCGGGGTGCCATTCGGCGTCTTTGAGATTCGAAACTCGACCGGTCGGCAACAGGCGGTTCACACCTACCCTTTTCGTGATGAAGTGTGGGTGGAAGACCTGGGCCAGAAGCCTCGAGCTTTCGAGGTGATTGGATTCCTGCTTGAGAACGATCTAAAGACGAGGCGAGGGTCGGTAATCGATCAACGCGACGCCTTGTTTTTTGTATGCGAGTCGCCCGGAAACGCTACGCTGGTCCATCCGACGTTAGGAACGGTCAACGATGTTGCATGTTTGAGCGTCGAAGCTATCGAGCGGCTCGACCTGGGCCCGGTTTTCGAAATCCGGCTTACCTTGATCGTATCGGGGCCGCGCAAGTTTCCGACAACGCAGGTATCCACGGCAGACGATAGCGCGAACAACGCGGCGAACCTGAAGGAAAAGGGGCTGCTCGACTATGCGAAGGACATCGCGGCTGACATCCGGAACGGCGCGGCCGTCGTGCAGAAGGCTGTTTCGACGGTGGTTTCCTGGTATCAGCTTGGCGTCACGGCCGTGAACGACGTCAAGCGTTTGATCGGCGCGGTATCGACGCTGTCCGGAAACTTCGGTCGGCTGTTCGGCGGTGGCAATTCGGGCTACTCGGCGAGCAATGCGAAGGCGTCGCCCAGCACCACTACGGCCGATTTGCTTGCAGCCTCGGCCGCAGGGCGTGCCGCTGTCGCGACCACCGGCGCGGCGATGCAGGTGGCCGCGGCGAACCCATCGGACAGCGCCACGTTTGGCTCGGCCGTCGATGCGTTCGTCGCCGCGGTCGCGGCATCGGCGAACGATCCGGCGGATGCGGTGCGGCTGGTGAGCGGTCTCATACAGTACTCGCCGGAAGATGTGATCGTGCCAGGCCAGATTGGCACATCGATGCGTGTCGTACAGATCGCGACGGCAGCGCTGCTGCGTCGGTATGCGTTGGCGCAGCTCGCGGTAACCCTTTCTGGTTATCAGCCGTCTTCGCAGCAGGACGCGACGACCGTTCTGTCGAACGCGCTCGACCTATACGACGCTGAGATCGACGTTGCGGGCGATGCCGGCGACGACGATACGTTCGTCGCGCTGCGATCACTGCGCCGAGCCGTCTACGCTGACCTGACGGCGCGCGGCGCCGACCTGGCGACGCTCGCGACGTTCTCGTTTAACGCGACGTTGCCGTCGCTGGTGCTCGCGCAGCGCATCTACGACGATGTGACGCGCGAGCCGCAGCTGCTGCAGCAGATCGACCCGATTCATCCGGCATTCTGTCCGATTGCCTTTCAAGCTTTAGCAAAATGAACGACGACGTCACCCTGAAGGTCGCCACCTGCACATTCAACCCCGCTGCGAAACCGGGGCAAGAAACATTCAAGAAAACAAATACTCGTTCGATTACCGGATGGACGGAGGTGAGCGTTTCGCGCGGCATCGAACGATGCCCATCGAGTTTCGAGGTGAGTTACACGGAACCTTATGCGGGCGTCGGGGAGATCCTCGCGCAGCCCGGAGACTGGGTGCAGGTCATGCTAGGTGATGACCTCGTGCTGACTGGCTTCGTCGATCGCTACATGCCATCGTACAGTGGCAATCAGCATAGTGTTCGGATCGTCGGCCGCAGCAAATGTCAGGATCTCGTCGACTGCGCAGCGTTCATCGACGGCGGCCAGTTGCTCAACATGACGGTCGACAAGATCGCGGCGGCACTGTGCGCGCCCTATGGGATCGCCTCGGCTGTGGCGGCCGGCACTGATGTCGGCGAGCCAATTCCACAAGTCAACGTCATGGTTGGGCAGACGTCGTATTCGGTGCTCGAACTCTTGTGTCGGTATCGTGGGTTGCTCTTGTACGACATGCCGGATGGAAGTCTTCTATTTGCTTCGGGAGGGCCGGCGAGTAACACCAGAAACACGTCGATTGGCACGCGCGTCGCGTCGAGCGGCTTCGCTGAGGGGATAAACGTCGCGTCGGCCTCACTCATGATGGCGATGGACGGTAGATTTTCGCAGTACGACGCCGCGTACCAGGGGCTCGACACACTTCGTGATATTGGTGACGGCGGCAACATCATCGCGCACGTCAAGGACTCCACGGTTCCTCGATTTCGCTACCGCGCGATTATTTCCGAGCAGGTGACCGGAGGCGAGGCGATTTCAGTGCAGCGCGCAAAGTGGGAGATGGCGTATCGGCTCGGGCGCTCGTACCAGGTGCGACTCGTGACGGATTCGTGGCGCGACTCGGCCGGCTCCCTGTACGAGCCGAACGTTTTGGTCGACATTGACCTGCCGTCTTTGAAGCTGCCTAAGAAGCGCTGGCTGATTTCTGAGGTGACCTACAAGAAGAACGCACAGGGAACCGCAGCCGAGCTGACGATCATGCCGACGCAGGCGTTCTATCAGGAGCCGATCATTCTCAATCCGGTCGGCCCAGACTTCAACAGGGTTGCGCAATGACGGAGATTTTGAATCGCATCCGACACCTGTTCGGGCGCGGCCGGATCACTTTGGTCGACGATACGGGTCCGGTGCAGATTGTGCAGCTCAGGATGAATGGTCTCGAGGTGCCTGCAGGCCGGTATCGCGTGCCGGAATTCGGTTTTTCGTCGAATCCGCCTCTTGGTACGGATGCGCTCGCCTTGCACGTCTCAGGCGACAGGTCGGAGGGTGCAGTGGTCGGAACGAACCACCAAGAATCGCGGCCGCGCGGACTCGCGCCTGGCGAATCGATCCTGTACAGCCAGGACGGCAAGAGCGTCTACCTGAAGAACGGCAGCATCGTGGTCGAGGCGAAGGGGCAGGATGTCGTCGTGAACGACGCGGCGAACGTCACCTGGAACTGCAGCGGCGATTTCAAGATCGTGGCCGGCGGCAAATTCAGCGTGGTCGCGCCGGGCGGATCCGAATTCGATACGCCTATGCTTTCGTCGACCGGCGACATGCAGGACAACACCGGCACGAACAGCGAGACGATGAAGGGCATGCGCGAGACGTTCGATAACCACGACCATGACGTGGTCGAAGTCCAGGGCGGCTCGTCGACGATCAGATCGAACAAGCCGAATCAGCAAATGTAGCGCTGCCGCGCACCGAGACAACCAACCCGCTCCGGCGGGTTTCTTTTTGCCTGCACGACATGCCCGACATCACGCTTTCATGGGATAGCGCGACCAATCACGCCGATTGGGTGCTGGCCGGCGCAGATTTGCTCGCCGGCGATGACCTCGAGAGTGCCGTGCTGATCAGCGTCTTCACCGACCGCGAGGCGAGCGCCGACGACGTCATTCCGGACGGTTCGACAGACCGGCGTGGGTGGTGGGCCGACGACAGCGTGCCGATCGGCTCGCGGATGTGGCTGCTGAAACGTGCGAAGCAGACCACGCAGACCGCACAGCGGGCCTACGACTATCTCGCCGAGGCGCTGCAGTGGCTGATCGACGATGGCGTCGCCGGTCGAATCGAAATCACGACGCAATGGGTGCGCCGCGGCATGCTCGGCGCACGGGTTGTCGTCATCAAGAACGGCACCGTGCTTCATGACGGTCGATATGTGTGGGCCTGGGAAGGAATTAACTGATGCCGTATCTTCGTCCGACACTTTCCGAGCTCAAGGCGCAAGTCGCGGCCGACATTCAGAGCGGATTGCCGGGTACCGATCCGCTTCTGCGGTTCTCTAGCCTCGGCGTTATTGGCCGGGCGCTTGCCGGCCTGGCGCAGCTGCAGTACGGCTATACCGACTACATTGCGAAGCAATCGAATCCGTTCACGGCCGAAGATGAATATCTGGAAGCGTGGGCGGCGCTGAAGGGTGTCTACCGCGAGCCGGCGACGCAGGCCGGCGCAGCGACCCCAGGGCAAATCCAGTTCGCCGTCTCGCCGGGCACGAGCAACACGATTCCGGCGGGAGCTTCGATCAGCCGGAGTGATGGCGTCGGCTATACCGCGACCAGCCAAGGGACGATCGCGAACGGTGTGGTCACGGTCAACGCCGTGGCGAATGCCGATCCTTCCGGCCTGACCGGGACTTTCGGGAATTGCGCCGTCGGGACGTCGATGACGCTGGGCGTCTCGATTGCCGGCATCAGCTCGACCGGGACGGTGTCGGTGGCATTTACCGGCGGCGCCGACATCGAGAAGGACGACAGCCTGCGCTCCCGCATGCTGTTCGCGTACCAGAACCCTGCGCAGGGCGGCTCGGAATCGGATTACGTGCGGTGGGCGCGCGAGGTCGCCGGCGTGACGCGAGCGTGGTGCAATCCCGTTGGCTTTGGCCCGGGCACCGTTGTCGTCTACACGATGTTCGACCAGGCCGAGTCGGGAAACAACGGATTCCCGGTCGGCACCGATGGTGTTGCGACGAACGAGAAGAGAGGGGTGCCGGCCACCGGCGACCAGCTGACGGTCGCGAACTGGATTTATCCGCTACGGCCCGTCACAGCACTTGTGTACTCATGCTCGCCGATCGCGTCGCCCATCAATTTCACGATCACTGGTTCGGCGAACTTCACGGCGGCGCAGAAGGCTGCGATTGCGTCAGCGATCTCGGGCATCTTCGTTTTGTACGGATCGCCCGTCGGGCCGGGCAACCAGAACGGCACCGTCGACCGGTCGTATATCGATTCCGCGATCGCGGCGATTACCGGCACGCAGGGATTCGTCATTACGTCGCCGCTCCAGAACATCGTCGGCACCACTGGCCAGATGCCTGTGCTCGGCACCATTACGTGGCTTCCGTAAATGAGAGCACCGAATTATTCCGCGTCCGACTTCACGTCGGCGTTGATGGCGCTCATGCCGCGGGGGCTCGCGTGGCCACGTGATCCGGATTCGGTAATGGGGAGGACGATCGCGACGCTAGCCCCGGTTTGGTCGCGCCACGTCGCCGCGAACAATTATCTGCTCGTTGATGCGTTCCCTGCGACGACAGTCGAACTGCTTCCCGAGTGGGAGGCAGCACTCGGGTTGCCGGATCCATGCGCCGGCCCGTCGCCTTCGTTGGCCGTGCGTCAGGCTCAAGTGGTTGCTCGGTTCACCAATAGCGGCGGTCAATCGATTCCATATTTCATCGGCTATGCAAAGAACTTGGGGTTTGACGTCTCGATCAGTGAATTCACGCCATTTCGTGCGGGTCAGCAGGCCGCGGGGGATTCAGTTGGCGTTGAAGGATGGGCGCACACATGGCGTGTAAACGCGCCGTCCGAAACCATCAATTACTTCCGTGCGAGCGCGTCGACGGCTGGCGAGCCACTCGCCTCATGGAGTAACGCGGTCCTTCTTTGCGAGTTTTTGGCGCTGAGGCCCGCACATACCCTGCTTATTGTCGCAAACCCCGGATTTCTCGACCTGACTTTCAGGCTCGACTCGACAACTCTCTCGTAAGGAAACCATATGTTCCGAACCGATCAGGCGACCGCTGTTACGGCATTGCCCGTGCCGGCGGCAGTCGGCACGCCCGGGTATTTCACCGGTGGCAATCCGGCAACTGGACAAGCTGCAACGATCCTCGATGCCGACTGGCTCAATATGGTTCAGGAAGAGCTGATGGCATTCCTGACGGCAGCGGGCGTCGCACCGAGCAAAACCGTGCACGGTCAGGTGCTGGCCGCCGTCCAACAGATGTTTGCGTCGACGTCCTATGCTCAGTCATTCGCCGGTGGCAGAAAAGCGATCTTTCTCACGAGCGGTCCTTGGACGGTGCCCGCTGGCGTCACGGAGGGTTGGTTTTCTGGCTGTGCTGCGGGAGGGGGCGGGGGGGCGGGAGCAGGTTCCACGGCATCGAGTGTCGGCGCTGGTGGCGGTGGTGGTGGTTATGGTCAGCAGATCATTCGGCAGCATGTCACGGGCCTTGTACCCGGTTCCACGCTGACGATAACGATTGGTGCCGGTGGATCAGGGGCTCCGCAGTCGGCTGGAGCTGGGGCGGCTGGAACTGCCGGCGGCAACACGACAGTATCGGGGTTGCCTGGCGGCGCTCTCACTTTGCTTGGTGGGGGGGCTGGCCTCGGCGGTTCGACTACGGCGACGACCGGCAGTGGTGGTGGTTGCAACGGCGGCTATCCCTACGGCGGCTGGGGCAGTGATGTGTCGAACAACGTGGCGGGCACTGCCGCGGGCGGAGAGGGAGCGAGCGGTCCGTTCGGCGGCGGCGGCGGCGCGGGGCGAGGCGGCAGCGGTGGCGGTAAAGATGCCTACCCATCGTATGGGTACGGCTCTGGCGGCGGCGGCGGCGGTGGATCGTATGCAACGTCGAGCACGGCGAACGGTGGCGCGGGCAGTGGTGGTTCACCTGGTTTCATGATGATCGAATATTGAGGGGTATACGATGAGTGCATCGACATATGCAGTTGTGGAAGGGGGCGCCGTCGTGAACGTGATTCTATGGGATGGCGAATCCGATGTAGGCTTGCCGACTGATGCGTTGATAGCAATCCCTAGAGGGGAACTCGTTGGTGTTGGCTTTGGCTATGCCGACGGCTTGTTCAGTGCACCTGCGAAAGGAGAGACTTCTCTGGCGGAGGCACAGGCGTTTCAATTGGCCGATGTGCAGGCTTCGTACGGGGCCGCGATTCAAGCGCCCATCGCGTTTAAGACAGCCGCGGGCATTTCTGAATTGTTCGATGCAGACCAAGCGAGCCAGCTCGTGCTGATGCAGGCCACACAGGGCTATATGATCTCTGGATCGGTTCCGCAAGGCTTTTACTGGAAGGCGGCTAACAACGTGCAGGTGGCATTTACGCTCTCTGACCTGCAGGGGCTATACGCCGCGATGCTCGCGCAAGGATGGGCCGCATTCCAGAAGCTCCAAGCGCTCAAATCCGAGATAGTCGCGTCGACAACTGTGTCCGCCGTTCGATCCATCACGTGGTAACGCATCATGAATCACATTTCTCGATTTCGCGTTGCGCTGATGGAAGGCGTCGCGCTCGTGCTTTCGCTTGTCTTGGTCTCGGCGCATGCGCAGACCTTCGTGCCGGGACAGCTTTTGACCGCCGCGCAGCTGACGAACGCTTTCGCGTCAGTTCTACCGCTTGCGGGCGGCACGATGACTGGACCGCTGACCGTTCCTTCGCTGTCTGTCACCGGTACGCCTGTCTCGATCGTATCTGGCGGCACAGGTTCGAATACCGCTCTGGGTGCCCTGAACGCGATCGGCGCTGCGCCGGCGCATGTTGCGACGCTCACTGCGCTGAAGGCCAAGGCCGCCTCTACCGCTCAGTCCGTGTTCCGCGACGGCTACAGCGTGGCTGGCGATGGCGGCAACGCTCTGTATATCGCATCGGCCAGCGCATGCTCACTGAACAGTGGCGCGGGCGATAATGGCTCGCAAGTCGCTTCGGCAGACGGAAAATGTTGGCTCGCTGTGCCGCCGTCGACGGGTTGGGACATTCGGCTGTTCGGGGCCGTATGCGATGGCACGACTGACGACAGTGTGGCAATCCAGGCAGCGATCAATGCTGCGCAGACCACAAGCATCAACAAGGTGTTCGGGCCGGCGGCGAGGTGCGTGGCACAGAATCTGTCTGTCACGGCAAACAACGTCGGCATCTATGGGCCCACATATCCGGCCGAGGCAGCCGGTGGGTTCACGCTTATTGCAGCAACACCGACGGCCACGGTGCTGACTGTCGGTACGGTCGATGGCTTCACCCTGCAGAACGTGAAGTTTGGCTCGCTATCTCAGCAGACTGCAGGGAATTTCCTGTACTTGACGGGCACGGTCGATAGCAACCTGACCGATGTGTTCTTCATCAATGGGTGGGATCCGGTCAAGTTCAACAATGCCGCCGTGGTGCGCTGGAACGGCGGAAGCATCCGGAACTGGAGCAACGTCGGGTGGACCATCACCGGCAATCCTAGTGTGAATGGTGGCGGCAACGATTACTTCGTCTCCAAGCTCGTAATGGACGAGGATAACGCGAGCTACACGCCGGCGGCCGGCATCATGATTCTGCAGAATGGCGGGTCGATCACGCTGGATGCAATCGATGTGCTCCACGCACACCATGGGCTGCTGATCAGCCCCGGAAACGGCCAGTTCGTAAACTGGATCTACGTCAACAACTCCTATTTCGACTCCTGCGATTTCGCGTCGAATCTGCGTGGCGGCATCGGCATCAACTTCGCTCCCACCGGCACAGGGGCAATCAACGGAGGGTCGTTTAGCAACTCGTGGGCATCGACATGCACGACAAACGTCTCGATCAATGGTACATCCACGAGTGGTGCAAAGTTTACGAACTTCGAGAGCTTCAACTCTCAGCAAAGCGCGTTCTATATCAATGGCAGTGACGTATCGATTTCGAATTCGACGTTTGCTGGTGCATCCCAAGCGGCATCGAATACATACCCGACCGTCGAGATCGGGCCTGCTGCGAACCACGTCACGATCACTGGGGGGCGTATCGGCGCGACTGTCGAAGGGTATCCGGCAACAGCGAAGTTCAATCTCGCCATCGACAGCGGGTTCTCGGGGTATTTGACCGTGAATGGCGTTGACCTGACCGGCGCCGGTGTGGCGCCAGTGTATGACGCGACGCCTAGTTCGGGCAACGTGCAGATTGTTAATTCGCCTGGCTACAACCCGGTCGGTCCGAAGACGATCACGGTCGGCGCTTCACCGTTCACATATAAGGCTGGCCGCTCGCCCGAGTACGTCACGATCAATGGCGGGACGGTCAGTTCAGTCCTCTATGGCGGGGGCACGCAAGTCTGTACGTCAAGTCCTTGCTCAGTGCAACTGTCGCCTGGTCAGACATTGCAAGTGACATATAGCTCGACCCCTACGATGGTTTCCAACGGGCAGTAGCTTTGCATAAAGTCGATAGGACGCAGCAATACAGCCGCCTTGTAGGGCGGCTTTTTCATTTCCGGGGGATGAATGACCGACAACGCATCGGCGCCGGCGCGCGTCGAGGAACGGCTGCGCGCCGGTGATCGCCGCTTTTCGAAGCTTGAGCAGCGAATTGACGCGAGCGACGCGGCAGTGAAGGCGCACCTGCAGAGGCAGGACGAGAAGATTGACGCCATCGTGGCTTCGGTGTCTCTGATCCAGACGAACACGCAGTCGATGGTTGACACGTGGGAGGGCGGCGCGCGCGCGGTGCGCGCGTTGTGCCGTCTTGCCGATGCGTGGCGCTTCCTTGTTCGGCACGTCGCCGGCCCAACGATCGCATTCGGCACGGTCGGCGTGATCGTCTTTCGCTACATGAGGCACGAGCCGATTCCCGATTGGGCGAATGCGGTCGTGAAACTTCTTCTGGGCTGACCATGACACCGCAAACCCTTTCCGTCGCACTGCAGATCCCGACCGCGCTCGCAGCGCAATGGGCCGATCCGCTGTCGGCCGCCATGGCGCTATATGCAATCGATTCGCCGCTGCGCCAGGCCGCGTTTCTCGCTCAGTGCGGCCACGAGTGCGGCCGTTTCCAGTGGCTCCGCGAGCTCTGGGGGCCGACACCCGCGCAGCGCGCATATGAGCCGCCGGGCGCGAAGGCTGGTGAGCTGGGCAACACGCAGGCGGGAGACGGCTTCCGGTATCGCGGCGGCGGCCTGCTGCAGATCACCGGGCGCTACAACTTCCGCGTGATGGGCCAGAAGATCGGCATCAACCTCGAGGGCAACCCCGACCAGATCGTGCAGCCGAGCGTTGCGGCCGAAGCGTCCGCTCAGTTCTGGGCGGACAACGCCCTGAGCGCGTTCGCCGATGCTGGCGACTTCCTGTCGATCAGCCGCGCGATCAACATCGGCAATCCGCGCTCGGCGGCCACGCCGAACGGCATGCCCGACCGGCTGGCGCTCTGGGGTTCCTGCAAGAAGGCGCTCGGCGTGGCCTGACGTACCAGTTTTCGGTTTTTCGAAATTTCGCAATCCAGCCCGGCAGCGCGCCGGGCTTTTTCATTTTCGGACCAGACATGACCCGATGCAGCCATGACGTTGCGCTCGAGCAGCGCTGCGAGAAGTGCACGGCCGAGGGCCTCGCCGGCCTGCCGAAGATCGCCGGCGAGCATGCCGTGCGCGTGACCGACGTCGAGATCGAGTACTACCCGGATCACCCGCCGCGCACCGAGTCGGCGACGTTCCGGCATACGAAGAAGGAAGGGCACGCCGCGGGCCTGCGCTGCTCGATCAGCGGTCAGCCAGCACCCGAATACCACCACCTGTTCTGCGAGTGGGCGGATTCGGACGCGATCGACTGGACGACCGTGCGCGGCGTCGCGCTGGGTGAGGTGAAGGCGCTGCCCGTTCTCGACCCGGCAACCGACCAGCCGACGAAGGAGCTGTATCCGGTCGAGGAATCGTTTCTGTGGCTCGTCTGCAAGCTCGTCGAGCTGCGTGGTTTCGACTGGCATGCGTTCGATCCGGCGAAGCCCGAGACCTTCGTCGACGCGATGGAGAACATGTTGCCGCTGTCGCCGAAGTTCCACCGATCGCCGACACACGGCATCCATCACCGGTCGTTCCCGACTTTCGTGTTCCAGGCGTTCCCGCGCAAGGCCGGGTTCGTCTTCACCCCGGACGAGCTCGTCCAAACCGAGAAGGAGTAAGCCATGCCCGTGAAATCCAGCCTCGTCAGCGGCGGCATCACGCTCGGCGTCACAGACCTCATTCCGACCGTCGACTGGGCGCTCGGCGGCTTCCACGGTGCCGTGCCGACCAGCGCGTCGTCGCTCGTCGCGACGCTGATCGTGGCCGGCCTGCATGCCGCCTACAACGCGCTCGTCGCGCGCGCGGCCGCCAAGGCCGCCCAGCAGTAACCCTCCCGCCGCGCGCCGCGGCACCACTCCCGAAGGATCCTCCATGAAAAAGCTCATGCCGCTCGCGGCAGGCATTGTCGCGTCCGCTTTCCTCGTCGCTGGCTGCCAGTCGCTCGGCACGATTCAGCAGTCGCCAGCCCAGATCGCCGCGGTGCTGTGTCCGGCGACGAACAGTGCGATCACGCAGATCGCCGCATTCAATGCGGCCATGGCGCCGACGTTGCCCGCTGCCGCCGCAGCAAATGCCACGATCGAGAAGACGGTCAAGCCGATCGTCGCCGGCGTTTGCGCCGCGGGCGCGACGATCACGTCGACCAACGTTCAGGCGCTGATCACGCAGGGCATTCCGGCGATCGCCGGCGTCGTTGCGGCGCTGCCTCTGCCACCCGCCACTCAAGCGGCCATCCAAGCCGGTTTCGCCGCAGCCGAACTCGCTGCGAATCTGGTCGGCACGTATGAGAGCGCGCTGCAGGCAGCGAAGGCGGCTCCGGCCGCGCCGGCCGCCGCGTCGACGCCGCTCGCAGGCGCGCCGCTGCAATGACGCCGCGCGACTACGCGCTGCTCGCGCAGGAGGCGTATTCCGCGAAACCGGACATCGGCAAGGCGGACAGCGCTTCCCGCGCGATCGTCCGGCAGACGGCCGCCGGCCTGGTCGTCGCCTTTCCGGGCACGGACAATCTCGACTGCGTCGCCGCGGACCTCGACGCCCATCCGATCGACGTGATCGGCATCGGACAGGTGCATCACGGGTTCTGGAAGGCGTGGGGCGCGATTGCCGTTGACGTACTGGCGGCGATCGACGGCCGTCCGGTGACGCTCGTCGGGCACTCGCTCGGCGCCGCGATCGCGATCATGGCTGCGGCCGCGATGGTGGTCGGTGGCAATCCGCCGGCGGCCGTGTACGGCTTCGAGCCGCCACGGGTGAGCACGAATGGGAGCGTGGCGGCGCTGCTCGAGAGCGTGCCGCTCAACCTGTTCAAGAATGGGAACGACATCGTGCCCGAGCTCCCGCTCGACTGGCGTCATGCCGGCGTGATTCGTCAGATCGGGCGCCCGATGTTCCCGTTCCCGAACGTGACGGATCACGCGATCGCGCGTGTGATCAGCGCGCTTTCAGTCGTCGGCGAGTCTGGCCTCGTCCTGCAGAATCAAGCGTAA